TTATTCACAACTTTTCAATCTCCTCACATAATTCTAATAAATCAGGACAAGAAATAAAGGCAGGATGAGTAGCAGAACATTGTTGGAGTTGGTTGATGACTTCACGAAGAGCAGTAATAACAGTAGGTTTATCTATCTCCCAACCTGCTTTCTTACACCAATCATCCTTATAAACAGTTCCCACAGCATCTTTTACTGCTTCTGCTTTGGTTTTTATGTCAGTCATTTGTAATTTAAGGCGTTTAGTGTGCGATTGAGGATGATCTGTTCAAAGCATTGACCTAAGTCTAGCTCGGCACCTTCGAAATAATCAATACCATCAGGTCCATCCCAAAGTTTCCATTCGTAACAATGGTTAGCATGGTTAATTTCTATTTTCATTGGTCGTCTGGTTGGCAGTAAGAACTAGTGTTTTCCAGCTCGGCGGCAATGTCGAGAAGTTCGTCCTTGGATATGACGTAATAAGCACTCCCGTCAAGGCAGTAGCCAAGCCGATCCGCAGCAGCCCGCAGGGCGGCGATGAGAGCTTGATGCCTAGTGCCTGCCCACTTGGAATCAAAGGCATCCTTCACAGCCTGCGCGGCGGGGGAAAGGTCAGTCATTGGTTACCTCGGGGGTTTGGCAAATGCGTTTGTTGATCCAAGCGATGAACTCTTCGGCTTCTTGGCGGTCTTCACCGATCTCAAGGCCGTCAAAGCCGTTGCCTTTGATTGAAGGCCGCTCGTCATTTGTGTAGTGGCGAACCACAAACGGACCCACCGGCTGCTCAGCCAGGCCGGCGCAGGCGATGCCGGCCAGCATCAGATCAACCAGCTCACAATGGGCCGACTCAAGGCAGCCGCCTGACCGTAGCCAGGTTGCCCACGGCTCACGCCCAAGGGCAAGGCCAATCAACTCATCAGCACTTGGCCCCACGGCCTCCGGCTCGGCGGCGATGGCTAATGCTTCCTTGTAGCCCGCATGAAAACCGTCACGGTAAACAGCTATTTCATGTCCCCTATAGCGGGAGGGGATCGTCGGCCCCTCGGCCTCCGGCTCGGCCAGCAGTGCGCGGGCACGTTCCAGTAAGTCATGGTGCTTCATATCCACTGCGTAGGTGTTAAAGGCAGCGTGAAGCTCAGCGCACAGTGCTCGGAAGTCAGTCATCGAGTTGCTCCAGTGCTTTACGAATAAACTTAAGCTCACGCATCTCGTCCGAGAAAAAATCACCGCTCTCCTCAAGTCGTTTTACGCTGGCAAGCGCCAACTCTTTCAGCCCTAGTGGCCTCGGGCGGCGATAGTTATACAACTCAGTCACATCTTCTGGGAACCATGCGGCGACCTTTTCAAGGTAATTGCCACAAGCCAGCAGCTCCTGGTCGGCAATTTGTTGAGCAAGTTCAGTTACGGTTTTCATTGTTTGATCCAGTGATTTTCAAGGCGGTGAGCAAGAGCTTGGCAGTGAGCTTCGTACGCATCGTCATAGGTCCCTACTTGAATCTTTTCTCGGGTAACAGGATGCCTGTACCTGGCTATAAACTTGACACCACGAGAGATTACGTATTTGAATGGCACCTTGCCCGTTGTTTTCCTATTTTTGCAGTTTTGGCTACCGCTCACCCAGCGAAGGTTTGAAAGTGAGTTATTGGAAGGGTTTCGGTCAATGTGATCTGCTTCAGACTGCCTTTGATTAGGCATGACTCCATTTAAGGCTAAAACAATCTGATGGCACCTGTATTCCTTTCCATGCGTTTTGACCACATAGTATCCGCGTTCGTTTAAATAGCCAGCCACACGCGGCTTCTTGCGACTGGCGTCCAAGGTTTTCCACTTAATACCAGATGGCGACGAAGGGTCAGGAATAAACTCCTTTTGCCATAACTTTATTTTTTGACCAAAGGTTAAGCGTGCCATAGTTATTTATGTTTTTTTAGGAAGGTTTCTAGTTCTTGGACCGCTTGCTGGTACCCCCAATTTGCGGCCTGGGTGGCGATGTAGTCGATGTAATCTCGCCGCCCACCGGGATCCGTAGATAGCGAAGCCGGAACGTTGCCGGCGGCGGCTCGCCACTGCTCCACCAGCTCAGGCGGTGGGGTGATCGGGTGGTTGTCAGTCATTAGTCTCCTCTAGTCGGTTGATCTTTATGTAGTGGAAGTCGAGGCGGCACTTCAGCTCTTCGATCTGCCGAAAGGCATCAAGCAGCGCAGTCTTCTCTGTTTCGCGCATGGCCTCAAGCCGCTGCACGCGCAGCTCAAGGTCAGCAATGGGGTCAGTCATCGAGTTGCTCCTTGGTTGCTTTTTGCCAGTCGTGATATTTTAACAGATATTTGTGTGCCTTTTCTTCGGGTTGTGACCAATCTTTGCCTACTTGGCGATTTTGGTGGCTCCAGACAGCAATCTCTTTGCCAACCCACAATAATTTCATCCTGTACTCCCATGATGAACCATTCCTAGAATCCTTGCGATCTTGCAAGACATCACCAACCTTAAGGCGTTTCTGTTTAATCAGTTCAACATCAGTCACAGTTATCAGCCCCGCAAACGACAAATTCCAATTCAAACCATTCTGCACCTTTGTCATCACCGGGATGATAACGTGCTACAAGTCCGCCGGATGCACAATAGCCAGTCCTGATGCAGTTACGCAGATGACACTGTGCAGCAGCAATCAGTCTTTCCTTGGATGGAATAGCTAGACCGTTGCCGGCAGTTGTTTGCCACTGCCAGTCCAGGGCGACCATAACCGTATGCATCCTGTCGAAATCAAATTCATCGATGATTTGTTCAATCATCTGTTCTTGCTGTTTGGTAGCCATGATCACAGATCCTCCGAGTGGCGGAAGCCCAGGAACACCGGATGGCGGGGCTTTTCTTTGACGCCAACTGGAAAATATTTGAACCGTACCAGTCTTCCTTTGTATGCATCTACATCAGCCCAAATCTGGGCGCGTAGTACATCATCAAGGCCGGTTCCAACTCCAAACTCTAGCCCCTCTGCGTTACGCACAACCAGTGTACCAGCGGTATCTGCACCAACCTTGCCGTCTTGACAAGTAGAGCGCTTGGTACGGCCAAAAGCGTCTTGAGTGGCCTCATTCATGTTGTGCTGTTTTTCCAGCACATCAATCAGGATAGCTTCATCATCCAAGAATCGCTTAACTTTCAGCAGGGTGTTTTCCTTGGCGGTCGACCGGCCAAACTTGTATGTTCCGTTTGGATCGCGCACCATGACACCCTCGAAACCAGCATCCAGATACTGCTCCTCGATGGCTCGCAGTTCTGATTCATCGTCGACCATTTCAGGCCTAAGGATGGTCAGACCAAAAGAAGCAGGATACTGGGCATGTTCAGCCTCCAGGCTTGTCAGCACCGGATCGTTGATCCGCTCACAATAGGGGTGGATATACTCAGATCTGGGGTGGACAAAATCAAACACCCAGCAGTGGAAATCGGGAGCACCATCGGCGGACATAATCGCCGAAGATGACGACTGGAACGTGTCACCGCAGGTTAATTCGCCATCGGTGCCGTCTGGCAGCCACTGCCGCAAGGTGGCTTGCACATGGGCGTTACGGATGGGCTTGAACGAGCGGCTCAGGGCAACGCCATCAACCATCACGAAGCGAATACCATCGATCTTGGGTGTTGCTGCATAAGGGAACCGCGCCTTGGAGGCGTCATAGGTTCCAGCGAGCATGGGCTTAGCGATCCGGGGCATGGCTAAAAGCCTGTGGAGGTGTCTAAGGACATGCCTAACTTAGCCTTAGACACCTAGGGCGTCAAGCCTTGACTCATCAGTGTTGCTTATGCGTTATCCGGCACCTTGCCCAGGGCCGTTCGGATCACATCAAACGCATCCCTGCCAACCCACACGGATACGACATCGATGCTCTGAATGCGCTCCAGGCCCCTCAGGGCGCGTTGCTTCAGGCTGGATGGGTCTGGCTCCCTAGCGGCATCAAAGCCCCACTGCGCGGCCTTGTACGCAACATAATTGAATGCTGACTGTATCGTTGGCTTGCTCTTGGACTCTTCGGCCCAGCGCTCCATCAATTCTGGTGGTGGTGGAACAAATTCCCTTTCGTTAGTCAAGGTTGCCTCCAGACAGTTAAACGTACTTCAGAGCCACATGATGGGCAATAGTTGACTCTCCAGCTACTAATGCAGGGCATTGTTTTGTAATCAGGAAAGTCTTGGAAGGAGTGCCAGTTAAAGGTACTTCTAATCTCCTTCCATATCATACAACATGCTGGTGTTTCCAGCGGCGGACTTTGGTGTTCCATCATAAGATGTCAGGATTTCAGGATAATTGGGCCTTTTGATTGATCATTTTGGCCATTGCAATCAGTTCCTCGGGTGTAACTGACTCTTTATTGACAGTCTTCAATGCTTTGGCTAGCGTAACCATGAAACTGGCAGACCTTTTCATGTCAAGCGATTTTTGATTCACCGGATTCCTCGGGTATTTCATTGAAGAATGCCTTTGGTCCAACCACACGCAGAGCAAGCTCGTTATAAGCCTTAGCTGCTTCAATCTCATCAGAGTAAGTGCCACCAAGGATGCGCCTACCGTTAAAGCAGATCGCAACCCTGAAAGGCTTGTCCGGGTTGCTATTTTTATGCACACCACGAAATCTAGAAAACTTGTTCCTAGCTAATGGCCTCCTGGCATGCACCAAGTAAAATTCAACCTCAGATTTTGACGTAGCCCAGTAGCTGCCCATTCAAGGTAGGTGTGATTTTGCAATAAGGATAATAACGGCAGCATAAGCCGCCGCAAGTATCAGGAATTGTGGCAAAGTCATTCGCAAATCAATGCTTTTTCTGATTCATCACGCAAATATCCCAACAGAATATCGCGATCGATTTCATGTACCGGAAAGTCGGATTCAATCCGTTCACAAAATGCTGTTATGATGCGTGAAAAAATAAAGTAAGGTGGATTCGACTTATCTAGCGAACTGTAAGCTTCGTACAGCGAACGCCAAAGAGGCCGATAGGGTGTGACCGACTTATCTACGGCTTTGTGATAATTAGCAAGAATCTGATAAGCGTATTCGTTCCAAGGCTGTTCTCCAACCTTTTCGGAACCGAGTAGCTTCAGTTCAAGTACTTCAGCCAATTCGTTGGCGAATTCAGCGGCGGCAATGGTCTTAGGGCTGGTCATCGGGTGGTTTCGATTGTTCAAGTTGAAGATCAATCCAGTCAGCGCAATTTGACAAATTATACTCCTCAGAATCTAAAGAAATCCTGAGGGTCGCTGACAATGCTCTAAGGACGGAGATAGCTGTAGCCCGTGGGCTACGGTGGCCCGTTTCAATCAGAGCTGTGGTCGTTTCCAGTAGGTCGTTCATGGTCGGATTGGCATAGGCATTAGACGGTCTTAGATGGTCACCAACAGAATGGCGACGACACAAGCCATTGGATACGACCGCTTAACAATTAGCCACACTTCATAGTGGCTAGCGGCGTTTATCTGCAAATGATCATATTGGCCGTCAAGGCAATAGGTTGCCCGGTAGTCATGACCGGGTTCAGCGGGCAGCACTTCGACGGGGGTAACCAGGGCAGTCATAGGCCGTACCAGAAGGCCCTGACATGCTAGACGGTTATCCGTCCTTGTCAAGCTATACTGTATTAGCGCCACAATAACCATTGTGACAAAAACTTTTCTTACCGCTGACACGCATTTCGGCCACGCTGGTGTATGTCGATTCCTGCGTGATGACGGGTCCAAGCTTAGACCTTGGGACAATGCATCCGAAATGGATGAAGCATTGATTGACAACTGGAATAGCGTTGTTGGCCCCGACGATAAGGTTTATCATCTTGGCGATGTAGCTATCCCTAGGCGCGGGCTGAAGTGCCTAGAAAAATTGAATGGAAATAAAGTTCTGATCAGAGGAAATCATGATATATTTAAGCTCAGTGATTATACAAAATATTTCAGAGACATCAGGGGTTGCCATTACCTGGATAGCTATATCCTAACGCACATACCGGTACATCCCTGTAATTTGACGCGTTACACGGGAAATATTCATGGGCATTTGCATTTCCGTCGTGTGCAGGATGAACAAGGTGATATTGACCCTAGGTATTTCTGCGTATGCGTAGAACACACGGACTACAGGCCAATCGAATGGGAAGAGGTGCGTGCCAAACTGAAAAGTTCGGTATAATGGAGATGTTCCGGGTGGAATTCCCGGCGGTTCCTTGGGACCGGCCATTGCAGGTTCGATACCTGCACTTTCCGTCAGGGAAGTAAGAGGGGCTATTGGCAACACATAAAAACACCCTCCAGGCCTAGCCCCCAAACGGTGACCATTTTGTTGGCGCTAACAAAATGGTTCCCAGGGATGATGCCCAAACAGGAGGGTCACTGCATCTTGGTGTAAGGAACACGCTTGGCACATAGCCAAGAGAAGCCGTTCGATACGGCAAGATGCCTTCAATAGGCTATCAGATAATTCCCTTTGTTGATTTAACCATTTCCTGGTATTTGTGTTCCTTCATGTGCATCTCATGATCTTTCCTGACGACCTCAGAATAAATAAAAAGTCCAGCCAGAGCTAGGAGCAGGCCGAAGGCCGTGGTTTTTTCCAGTTTCATGTTGACATCCGCAGTTGTTCGTCTAAGATAAAGGGGTAGTGGGACATCTGTCAACCCCCCCCAACCATGGCCAGAACAAGAGGAAGGATCTCCATCCCCAAGGAAGACCGTATCTGGGACCTAAGGTGCCAGGGCTATGACTATGACACCATAGCCAGGATCGCCAATGTTTCCGTCAGTACTCCAAGTCGCGTCGTCAGGCGTGTTATGCGCCGGCCTCCCCTGCATAAGGATCCAATCAAACGTGGACGCAAGCAGGGTTTCTTCAGCGATCGTCAAATCTATGACATTCGCCTCAGGGCTCGCTTGGGTGAAAGACAGAATGACATTGCCAAGGAATTTGGCGTTGATGTCACATCAATCAATAAGATCTGTTGCTTTAGAACTTATTTGGAGCCCTGTCAGGATGAAACCGTCGAGGGCTATAAGTTCAACTTTGGTAACCGTCTAACTAGGGTTGCTTAAACAAAAGCATAGTCAACCCTATAGCTTTCTTCTTCAGAAGCCCAGTCATACAGGTCCAGGTCAGAAAACAACTGACTTGGGCCAATTTTTTCGACCAGTTCCTTCAGGCAAGGAAATAACATCCAGTTGAATTCGGCATAGGTCAGTCCAAACATTCCTTTTTCTGCCAAAAAGAAACTATCGATGGTGTAGCCATTCCGGCGGACATGAATCACCGCAGGATAGGAAATTTTGTTTTTTGAAGCAAACTTCCTGGCAGCGGTAACGCCCAGGATACCATTACCGGCAATCCGATGGGTTGACACGAAATCCAAGATGCGTTGCCCTTGCAGGCGGCGGCGACTGGTGCGGGACTTGGTTTGGCGGGGCATTGTAGGTCATAGGGCCTTAGGCAGACATTAGCCAACCCATCGGGGGCTGTCGATAGGAGATGATGAGACCGGGACATTGCCAAAACGACGGCTGCTCGGTATACTGTGTGAGTCGGGAGCGTAGTTCAATTGGTAGAACAGCGGCTTTATACTCCGTATTAGCGCCAGATTAGCGCAAGGTTGCCGGTTCGATCCCGGCCGCTCCTATTCCGACCTTATCAGAGAATTTAAACAAGAACCTATTCACCTGTGTCCTAGATATGCCCCAGTCTTTAGCTATTTTAGTTTTAATTCCCCATTCGTTTAAATTTTTGTCATTCAAATACTCTAATCTTTCCTTGTAAATATCATCGAAGCCGTCAAGGTATTCTCGCCATGTTCTTTTCTGGCACTTTTTAGGTTTTTTTATCTTACCCTTTTCCCATCCGACTGGAGGCATATCGGATCTTGGTATCCGCTTATTTTGAGCGCCATTGTTAATCCACATCGAATTTGACATATATTTTCCAGCCTTTTTGCCGCCAATTGAAGAATATCTCCTCCTCTCTTCATCCGTAAGGGAAAATATTCCTTTTTTCTCTTCGCACATCCTCTTGCCGTTCATACTGGATAAAGCTTTTATTATTTCACATTTATTGGACTGGGAAGAAAGGCCTTTATACGCAACATAGTCTTCAGTATTACCCCATAGTTGCCAATTGCAATAATGAAACATCGCATGACATGTTCTGGATATTTTTACTATATTTTCCGCGTCATCCGTGCCTCCTTTGTACTTCGGAGTAATGTGATGACGATCAATTATATCTTTCTTTCTGCAACTCATACTTAAAATAGAACAGTGCTATCGTAAGTATTCCAATTAGGATATTTAATAAATTTTTACAAAGCAGGCCTTGCGTTCCTAGAAATATCTGGTATATTGGGTATACGCCCGATTAGCCCAATTGGCAGCAGGCAGAGGACTTAAAATCCTCACAGTGTCAGTTCGAATCTGACATCGGGTATTCCATTTCCACCAGTCCAGCATGTAGCAGTCTGTGGCAAATAGCGCACAGTGCAACGCATTTGTTGATTTCCTGTATCAGTTTTTCGTACCCAACTTTTCGCAGGGCAGTAGATACCGTAAATTCTTTACCTGCCGGATCAACGTGATGCAGATCCATTGCTTGCGGCGGGAAGGTCTGTTTACAGATCGCGCATGGCTTACTCTTGGCTTCAAATATTATCTGCTTTTTTGCTTTAAAGTATGGCAATGAACTCTTAATAGAGCGATTCCGCCTTGCCCATTCGGTTTTATATTTTCTGCTTTTTTCCGGGTCTTTATGCGGCACGTTCTAAGTGCATCTAAAGCAGTATAACAATGTGTTCAGGCAACCTAGTGAACTGATAGCGCTAGTTCCATGGCTGCCAAAAAAGATCCTCGCCTAGACAAAGCCGGCGTAGATGGATACAATAAACCAAAAAGAACTCCAAATCATCCAACCAAAAGCCATGTGGTTGTAGCGAAAGAGGGCGATAAAGTAAAATTAATTCGTTTTGGCGAACAAGGCGCAGATACCAAGCCACCAACAGCGGGCGAATCTGCTGCTGATAAGGCAAAACGTGCTTCATTCAAGGCGCGACACGCAAAAAATATCGCCAAAGGTAAGATGAGTGCGGCTTACTGGAGCGATCGCGTGAAGTGGTAGTCATGACTGATTTTCCATGGGATATTTCAATTGGTATTGGAATTGTATTACTAGGGACCGGCGTATTTGTCGCCTGGATTCTAACACTAGACAATCTGGAGGATGCAAATGCCCCTGAAGAAAGGATCCAGTCAGAAAGCAATCAGCAAGAACATTAGTACCTTAATCCGTGAGGGCCGTGATCCGAAACAAGCTCAAGCAATTGCTCTCAGCAAGGCGGGGAAAAAGCGAAAGAAAAAGTGACTTAGTCGAAATCTTTCTCGCAATCTCAATTTGCGGAGTATTTTCTTACATTGTTGGCCTGACGATTTTAATTGCTTATTATGACAATTTAATTGATTCCACCTCTAAACCATGCCTGCCTGTTACTGAACCATTCGGCAAGTGTAACAGGGTCCTGAGGTCCGATTAAATGATTACTAGGATCTGGATCACCTAAATCCAGGTCCGCCATAAAAGCATCCAAGCCATCAGCGGGTGCATCTTGAGTCACCGAAGACCTGCGGGCCTTCCTGAGGGCAGTAGCAACAGTTGGATTCCTGTCTGCTAGCTTTTGGATCCACGCTATGTCATTCAACTCTACAGATGCGCCAACACTGATGCGTTCACAAATAAATTGAACTTTTAGACGCATTGCTGTTGATAGCATATCTAGCTTTCATGTGCCTATCAGTATTCCGTTAATTAGTCGGAATCCTGATAACGGTCAATTATTGAGAAAATGAATACCGTGTCAGACTATAATGCTTATGGCGAATTGTATGACCAACGGCCTGAGTTAATCATCCAGGAAAGATTGAAGCACAGTGGCACTGTGCGGGAACTGATCGATATGGCAGCTCAGCAAAACTTCAAGGTTTGTTTTGATCGAGGTCCGTTACGTCAAGATGCAATGATCAAATGGCACGAAACTGAAAATCGTCGGCCAGAAAGTCATTCCGTATCTTCCGCATTGCGATATTTTAAACGATTTTCTTCTTGATGTATCCAGGTCTTTAATTGATGCAAATAACTTCTCAAGAAGTTAGCTTGCTCCATATGCCACGAATCGCCTGTTTTTAAATACAAATCAACATGAGCGTCTATAGCTTTTAGACAATGATGGATGGGAGCGTTCCACCGCTCCCTGACCGGAGTGTTCCAGGTACGTTTTGATGGCTGGATGTCCATACACAAGTTTGCCTTAAATGTATATGGACTGGGATTAACTCTTACGGCGATAGTCTGTTTCGTAGCATGCAGCTACTTTGATGTCGTCGTAATCACTAGGGGGATTTAATGAGTTAACCCTATTCAGCCCAGACATTGGATACTGTGATACATCAGGGTCCGAACTAAGACTCTTCAGTTGCTTTCTCAGCATATGCGTCCTTGGTTTGCGATACCATTTGTTCGTATTCTTTCTGAATGTCCTCGTCATGATAAAAACTAGGCTCACCATACGATTCCAATAATGCCAAAATTGCACCCACCAGCAAATTGGCCTGGTTTGGCCCTGCAAGTGTCAGGCATCCACCGGGAGCCAGATCGTCAAAATCCTTATCGATCGGAGCTTCCCAGGTATCTATTCCCAGGAATTCTCCATCATAAGATACTTCCATTTTACCCTTGTATTCAACAAACCCGTCTGGCTCGTTCGGATCGTTAATGCGGAACTTATACTCATCAAGAGTGATGACCATACAAGGAAGTTCGTCAGACATAAAAAAGCGCCGGCTTAGGGGGCCAGCGCCAGTCTAACGCCTCTCCTCACACGCGGCAACGGGATTGCCACGTGCTCAGTTTAACGAGTTTTTCAGACGTTGGCCCAGGAGTACCTGTAAATAATTGCATAGATGTTCTTGGCACTACAGTTGTAGACCTTAGCTAGTTGGTCAGCCGCTGCATTCTTGGTGCCGCATGCCTGAACGGTGGCCTCCCAGTTGCCCCGGATTTCCTTGACTTGTGTCTCATTGAGACGCGTCAGAGGAATCTTCCTATGCTTGAGCGGTTGCGGGGGCCGGCTAACAGCATTGATAACGGTTTGCTGTTGCGTCGCGATATTTGCAATAACCTTTTCGGGTTTGGCTTTTGTTTTGTCCGTTCCAATGCGAATCTTAGTAACGACATCACCTTGAAATAGTTCCAGGATCATATCTGGACCCATCAGGCTGAAGTCGTAGCTGGTCACATCAGAGAAATCAAGAACTCGTTCCATAATTGGTAGTAAGTGGCAGATGGCGTAGTAACAGGGGTCTACCTGTGTCTCAACCATAGACCCCTCTTTGTCATCGTGTCAAGACCGTTGGGATTTGTTCATAATTTGACTGATACAGGTTTACTAGAAAGCCCCCCAGTGCGGAGGGCCTTCAGTCCTGGACTTACGGTCAACAAGCGAGGTCTTGTTGGTGGCCTGCCAGGTTACTAAGCGGTAATTTTATTTTCTATTTCTTGGGCGGATTTCTTAAGTCCGTAAGCGATAACTCTAGAATTGAATCCGCACCCAAGCATGAATTTAGCAATGTATTCAATAGCGTCAACGCAAGTCGTGTCACCAAAAGATATGGAATGCTCAAAATCACCACTCCTGTACTGAACATGGAATCCTTCCTTGGGCAGGGTAGGGCAATTATCAGCATTAGATTGTATCATCGAATACTTGGGTCGCCCTTGCCCCTCAGGCTTTTGGCGAAGAGTTGGGTGAACCGCTCCATCTTAACAGGATGGACCGTGCTTGGCGAGTAGCTGATGGCATTTTTCAGCACTATTAGCTCGTCCCACTCGTCTTGCGTTAGATCATCTTGATAACAAGATGTGGTTGAGACGAATAGCATGGAAGATGCCGGCCAGGATCGCAGATCCAAGGATACCGGAAACGATGGCCACCCGGAGTTCGTGGTTACGGATCTTATCCTGGATAACTTTTATAATTTCTTCATCAGTCATAGATCATAGTAGCTCTTCTAATCTGTCTCGTATCATGTTGAGCAACATTTTGTCAACATTTACATAGATTTCCTTGATGGCTATTTCAGCCATAGCATAGATTGCCAGTGGAGGCTCTATTGGATCACCCTTAGATCGACATTCTTTCCACATCTGCTCCGCTACTCGGATTTTCAATTCAGATGGATGTAATGGTTTTTCCATCATTCCGTTTTCACCAAAGAGAAAGTACCATCTTCATTGTCTGTCCATTCCAGTAGATCATCCTCTGACCATCCCAATTCCTCTATTAGCTCATCCGAGAAATTCAGAATTGCCACATCTTCGCCATCGTCTTCCTCCCATGACACCCAACAGTCATGGCGTCCTAAGCAACTTCCGTTTGCCATTTCAGTTCCTCGATTGGGTTTAGTTCTGACTGAGGTACGCAGTAGCATGGCCTGCCTTTGGCGTACTCCTTGATCCACTCCCGTTGCATTTTAGACCCATGTATCCAGCCCTGGATAAATATTCTTTTGTTTTGTATGGTAACCAAAACATATGTTTTATCCAGGTCGTCGTCCAACTGCACTAGCAAGTCCCACGAATGGCATTTCCTGGTTTTAATATCTATTTTACCAGGCAAATCCGACGATCCTCTGACGGGCACCAGATCACCGAAGACATGCTGTTCCAGGTCAAGGTAGACAGCAACCGCTAGCTCGCCACCAGCACCGATTATATTCATTTCCAGTGCGCTGGTGCCCACTGCTGGCCCGTTGTTACGTCCCTTGCGGCCAGCGGCTTCGTTGGACTGCTGACGCCTTGTAGCTTCATTCAGGGCCCTTTGGCGCTGGTCTTCCGTGAAGATAATTTCGACCATCAAAAAGGGGGCCCTTGCCCCCAGTCTAGCGGTACCGGATCAGACGACCTGCGAATAGCAGACCTTGGCGGTGCCTTGTGAGGGATTTGCTACCTTCAGGAAGGCCCCGTAGCTCAGGTCAAGACCTCGACCATGAACATAGGGTCCCCTGTCATTGACACGGACCATCACAGACTTTCCTGTGTCGGGATTGAATACCAGCAACTTGGATCCGAATGGCAGGCTTGGATGTGCAGTTGTAATGCCTCGACCATTGAATCGCTCTCCGTTTGCCGTTGTTTTACCATGAAAACCATCACCGTAGCCGTAATAGGAAGCTACCGTGCATTGCTTGGTAATTGCGTGTACTGGCTTGAATGACGAGATAACCAGTGCAGCAACACCAAGCAGACTAATTGTTTTAAGCAATGTTAGAAACAGAATTCGACACCGCTGCCACTCAGCGGCCAAGCCCAGAAATGATTGGAACCATCTAACGATGGCTGGGCGATGTCAGCCTAGCAAAACATCCTGTTAGTTTACCGATGTCATGAAACGCTGACATTTAAAGTTATGTATCGGTGTGGCTGTTGTTCTTTTTTGCTATTTTAGCAATTACGGTAATTGTGACATAAGAAAGCCCCATGCCAAATACGGCTGGCCCCAAAGTGCAGCAAAATGCCTGAAAGATGGTCATCAGTAATTGTCTAATTTAAAAATCAGGACCATGGCAATGCCCGCAATCAGAGACAGATTCAGTGCCACGATGACGGGGTTCAGTTCTTCCATGAGTCATCCAATTGATCGATGACTGAAATATCCTTGTCGGGCCAGTATTCTTTAGACATGGTGTAAGCATGCGTCATTCCACAGGCACATAGCACACGACACTCGTTGTCGGAATATTGGATTTTATACATATGCAGTGATTTTGGATAGGTTTTCGTCGCTGATTCTAGCATTAGCCGTTTTCCAGGTAATAAATATGTGTAGACGCAAATAAAGGCATCAGGTTAATCTCTGCTAAAAACAAGGGGCAGAGTAAACTGATGCCGATTCCATGATTGCGTCCAAGCGAAAGGCTGACTGTGTAATCAACTTTGCACCCTTCTGCATATTTAATTAGTAAAAACTCAATCAGTACGCGCCTTCCGAGTTTTCCTATATTTTTTACGATTGTAGTCGCCACTGAGATTTTTGCTTAATACATCCCAGTCTAAGAGATGTCCAAAATCTCGCGGCTCAGTAACAGGCACATCTTGATCATTGCAGATCCCACATTTACCATGATGATAAGTGGCGCAATGAGAAGCGGGGCCAGTGTATTGACCACTGGCGTACCATGTTCCGTATTTGGTGCCACAAGGATCACAGATCCATGTTGGATAGCTTTTCACTTAAGCTTCTCGGCAGGCAGGTCAGATGCCTCAACGATAAAATTGAAAGAGTCCGGTTTCAGGCTGACGTTATGTGCGTACTTTTCGCCAACTGCAATCTTGTCATCGCCCTTGCCCAGGTAAAACATATCATGAGTAAAATCTTTGAAAATTCTGACTCCTTCAGGGATGATCCCATGAATACCTAGGCTGTCAAGTAGTCCGTTCAGTCTTTCGATTGAAGTCTTAGTTGGGTGTCCTGCATTCGTGAACTTATCTCCAACGTTGATTGACACATGCAAAGGTTCTTCTGTCGGCAAAGCAAGTGATACCGTCAGAATTTGAGTGCTGAACAGTTTAACTGCAAGAGTAGTACTTGACTTTGTCTCAGTGCAGTCAACTGTCGTATTGTGGATAATGTATTTCTTGGGCTCAAGCTTTCCAAGCAGGAAATCTTCAGTAAGCCGACAAGCAAACTGAGTGAGCGGACGATTTGAGCGCCGGGTGGGCGCTGTATCTTCAGTAGTCGAGAGTCCGGGCATGGGTCTGTCCCTGTAACAACAGACCCAACATAGACCGACCAAAGCCCTTCCGTCAAGCTTGTAACAAAACTTAACTGGCTTGCTTCAGAGAGTCCGGTTTGTTGACCATGTTCCAGGCGACATCTTCAAAGTAGAAGTCATCATCCAGCCATAGGCGAACTTCCTCCAGTAGAAAGTCGAACTCATCCAGGCACCCAGAATTTTCCGCTTTACGGATAAAAGTTTGATTTGGATTGTCCAGTAGACTTGCAATGATTTGCGCAGATCGCTTGAGTCGATTAAAACGATCTTCAACTGCGTCTTTCATGATCCAGCAATAGATGCCATGCTTAAGCTCATTATAACTGATTTTTCAGCCTGCCATCTGCCTTCATTTTTTCTATGGTTTCCCTGTATCCAGGACTTTCCAGGTTTGACCTGGACAAAATGGAAGTCCAGTCTAGTCCTCGGATAGGTCGCTTGGCAGTTCCGGATACGCCAGATGTGGTGGCTTCTTTGTTATCCACCACTGCTTTTCCGTTGGAGTCAATTTCCTGTTGTAGATGGTCAGGACTTGGTTCCATTCATTCCCCCACTGATCAGTTCCATACACAGCGTAGCTGGGGCAGCGCGACGTTGCAACATCTGGCACGAACCTGCTTCCGATGCGATTCCAACTTGGCTCCTTGCCCTTCCAACTTAGCCGGCAGCATGGCCAGGGCAGTTCCTCGCGGTCATACAGGCGACAGACGGGACCTAGTATTTGATATGCGAAACTGCCACCGGCTGATCGTAGCCACTTGCCTGCCGGTAGCGGATGATTCACTTAGCCTTGAAGGAACTCAACTGAAGCATTTTACCATTGACCACTGCCGTGCAGTCTTTGATGAATGGCTCAAATTCCCGAAGGACTTCGATCAGCTCATCGACCGACTCAAATGTCTGCTCGATAACGGTCTGATTGTTACCAGATGATTCGATAAACTTCTCAGCATGCTCTTGCTTGAACTCTATGCGTGCTAAAATCATTGGCTGGCACTGTCTAATCCAGTATAACACCGAAACCTCGGCTATCTATTATTGTTTTCCTAAAGGATTGACGGTAGGTGGTTCGGTATTCTTGACCGGTGGGGGCGCAATTGACTCCTTGTCGATTCTGGAAAGTTCTTCTTCTACTTTCAGGTCAGGGTCCAAGACACCGCCGCGTTGCAACTCAGACAGCACGGTGGCACCACTTAGTAATCCTGCGTTATGCAGGTTAACCATCTGAGCAATGCCGCTTGGATCTATCGGTCGATTGATCAGGCTGTCATTCAGGGAAATACCTGATTCGGGAGACAGAGTAGTAGTCTCTCCAGCATAAACTGCCCACAATCTCATTACTGTATTAAAGGAACTGACCTTGTTCCTGACCAGCGACGCCACTTGTGATGCTACTTGAGACGCCCGAAGAGATGCTTCTGTCGCTGTCTTAATATTTGCGCCATACAAGAAATTAAGGCCCGACCTATCCATCAGCCCTTCTACGTGAGTTATTTCCGCTTGGTGGCGCTCAATACTGCGTCCAGTTGGCTCAGCAAAACTGAAATCTCCACCTTCTGCGGGCAGATCAACTGCTGTGTTTGGACCAAGCACTAATGCTGCAGGGCGCCCGTCTACGCCTGTCGGGGCGCCTTTCCTGACAGGTACAGGCATTGCACACTTGTGCAGCAGTTCGTTCAGGTCTGAACGCATTTGATAATGCTGAACGCTTAATTCAGCCAGGCCATTCATCGGCAAGTCACCCTGACCAAATTTACTGGTAGATGCGCCATACCAGATCAATGGAACAATCGGCAGAGTTGTTACAACCGAATCGGTTTTGATTTGCAACCATTTACCGTCCCTCTTCTCAAGTCGATATTCTTCAACCAGATTTGGCTTTAGTACATAATAATACGGTTCTAATTTTACGCCATACCCACTGGGATCTGGAACTGACTTGATTTGCCTAACTGTAGCGTGATGAACATATTCCCTGCCGCCCTTGTATTCAACCGACCAATTGATAACGTCCTTGCGTTCAATCATGATCAGATAGGGATGCCTGCCATCTTTCTGCTGATCAATGAAATTGCTCACATCCCCAGTTTCTGGCATCATGTCAACCATGATGAAAACACCACCATCTCTGATGGCTTGTTCGTCACAACGATTCCAAAAACTGTGGACGCTAGATCCTTGTAAGTCAACGTTATTTTCTGATGCTACCAGGCTAGGAGGCGCATCAATAAGTTGAAACCGATTCAGCAATCCGGCATAGGCGCGAATTGAATCCCTGTAAATTGGTGTATAAGTAGATCGATGAAGACGGGCCTCGTAGGCTTTCTTGGGCTCTGCTGGTTCCTGGAGTAAATATTTTGCCTTAGCAGTCCCCCTGCCGTTAGTATCAAGCAGATTCCAGCAATCTAATGCCAGCTCAAGGCTCGGCATTAAATCAATAAGCTCTGGTCGATGATAGCTAACCAGAGCAGGATTATTTACCGGATGAACGACTTGCATGGGGGCATCGCGCCTAGTGTTGTGCCGGCGTCACGCCTATGGCTTCCTTAGGTTTCCAGGAATACTATGGATTCTCGTTGCAAACGCCGAAGACACTTACCTTTGATGGCTTGACACCCCTGTCGCCTTGATAGTGCCCTTTGGTTGCATAAGAGACACGGCACGGCTGATCAGTTTTCATGAACCTAACTTGACCTATGAGCATGTCTTTCACCAAGGGAAGCGCCCTGTAGCGATTAACATTGACTAATTCAAGTGTAATTTCGCCAGAGTAGCCGGGGTCAATATAGCCGCTAAGAACATGCTCGTATCCTTCCCGACCGCGAGAAGATTTTAATTGAAAAACTGCTTCCATGTAATTAGGCACATTGAAATATTCTTCAGTTACCCCTAGGATGAACTCTCCGGGACTAAGAATATAAGGCAGCGATTGCTGAATCCACTGACCATCTTCGGATTCAATTAAAATCTTTCCGGCAAGTCGCACATCGTAAGACGCTGGATTTACCTGATCAAAGCGAAAAGGCTTTATTAAAGCAGGCTGGCTAAGGGCCATTGCCTCAATCTGAGAATCAACGATTGTGGACATTTTTGTATTGCTCGGGTGTAACGTAAAAACCAGTTCCGGTTTCAGCCTTTCTTGCCTTGGCGAGAGCATCCCAGGCTGATTGAATTGCATCCAGTCTGATCCAATTTTCCTTTAGATCAAGCCAGGTCGTATTATAATAGCCTTTCCATAGATCCTGGAAAATTTCTAATTTTTCCTGGACCTCTGGCCCGTAATGGTCGTGGGACCTTGACGGGATAAGGTAGGCGTGCATAGACGTTGTCTGGATGACTCAGTCTAGCACGCTCTATCGGTTTTAGATCACTTCAAAAGTCCGACTTGATCCGTGTCTTTTTCAGATTCAGTTAAGCATTTGGCGGAATCACAACCAGCGGCGCCTTTGAGTTCGTAATCCGATGCATCGTATTTCGCAAGAAGATCGAGTACATTTGTCCCTTCCGGCAAAGTACTTCGGACTGCGTTTACAGCAGCCATTCGCCGATCGAAGATTTCTTTGCTGATTGGTTCAAACGGTAACCGAGGGAACGTCTCATTAGCATCAAATCTAGCGAGGAGAGCAGCCGATATGTAACCCATGTTATTTTGAATGTTCGATGTAATCAGCTCCGAAAGTAGATCGATCTCATCTTCCCTGAACTCAAGAGTCGCGGATGTATTATGAGTTGTATAGAACAACTGCACATGCATGTAAAGATACCATTGAGCTTTTATTGGTAATTTACTTAAATCATGAACATCACAGCCAGGAATGTTTGCCCAGGAAACTTCCGTAGGAATTTCTACCAATACTTCTTGAACCCTGGGATCAGCAATGTCATCCAGCAGGTTCCCTTGCTCATCCCTGGCACTTTGAGCTGGAATCACATTGTATCCATAATCACGCAAGGCACTAACTAGCGGATCGTTCACACCAAAAGTAATTCGACGAATGAATCGCTGGGCTTTGGGTGGGTGCCAGCCGGGAGAGGCCCCAGTCAACAGGCTCTTTGATCCAGCAGGTTGTACGGTGGTAAATCTGTTGGGAATACGAATGCTGTGCTCTTCACAGTAATCTTTAACTGCTTTTTCGGCACTTGTTTTCCAAATCGTAAGATATTCAATAAGTTTATTGGTGTACTTTTTATGATAGAAGCCGACGCGTGCGCCATCCATCATCCAGGTAAGCCAATCAGCCCCAAATGCGTGAACAAGAAAGTCAAATAATCCCGTGAAACTGACACCAACAATAGGATCAATCTCACGACTATAGGCCAATCGCTCGGGAGAAAACTTGTGACGCAATAAAGAAGCAACCTGAAGACCCGCTGCATAGAATGCTTTTTTTTGTAAATCTATGTCCTTTGGGTCTATTGTGTTAAGATGGACTTCTGCAAGATTGCAAAGGTTATCTCGCATAATGATCTCCCCGCAAGGATTAAGTCCATAACGATCCATGCGATGATCAAGGGTTTTGTTGTCGATAGCTTTACCGGTTTCCTTTGCAAGTACTTTTAAGTATTTCTTGGCTGCATCCCTGCTACCATTGACATAAGTAGACAGAAAGAAATCTTTTTTCTGTTTATTATCTAGCAGATCGACATTTGCGCGAGCTACTGATTCCGGCACGTACATAATTGCGCCCTCACCAGACCAAAATTGTTTCGTTACAGCCTCTTTTACTTCTTCAAGACTGGGTTTGGAATGAAAACAACGCGTATGGTTAGCCATACGCAGAGCTTCTTTCTCCGGATCTACACTCCAGTTGCCGGATTCATCTTGCTTGTATAGACCATCTTTTGCAACGATAGCCTCGGCGTCATTAGAACCAAACTGACGCATCCCGGCGCTGCGCCTGATGTTACCAGCGACAACAGCACTCGCTGCTTCGTCGATCAGCAGACAGCATTCAATTGATGTCAGTTTACGCCCAACTGCTTTACTTAAGATATTGGCCGCCCGTTCAAAAGTCTCCCTAAGCCTGACAGGATTAGCTGTGCCTCCAAATCCCTTCAACGGCTGTCCGCTTGGTCGAACCTGAGTTAGATCAAGGATTATCTTGGCATCAACTGCATTATTTGATTGAGGCTCGCCTTTCGCTGTCTTGCCAGTGGCTAGCTCAATTAATCCCTGGTAAGCAGAAGCCCATCCTTGGCGAGAATCCCCCACTAGAATCCTGATAACAGGATTATTATCTTCGGTTAATTCGTATTCGATTTCCGTATCAGGAACGCCTCCCACGGAGAAGATATTTTCATCCACTGATTCGATGAATACCGCTCGGTTAATTCGCGGCAATTTATTGACGACTTCTTCCTCTAAGACGGCACCAGTTCCAGTGCCCATCATAGCCAACTCCATCAATAATCCAAATATCGATACGTCATCAACGTGCATCGAACAGCAGTTGTAGTATCCAGGAAAATTGTCTTGCTTCTGAGCCCATTCAGTACCGGCAACCCATAGAGCGCGGCCGCTTGGAAAGCAGTGTTGCTTCAAGCCCATTTCAAGGATCAGATTAGTCTGATCTGGATTCAATTCGCCCACTTGAGCAATTGCATTGATGGTCCTGGTGATTGCTTCATTGAAATTTTCCCGGACGCCATTTTCCTTTCGCCGAGAGTAGGAACGATAAAAAACAGCAGGAGCGGAAGGGGCAAAGTCGTTAAATTCAGTCATGTTTTTCGCTGGTGGGAAAATAGATTACCTTTATTTTAATATCAGTCTAATAATTCTTGACAAGGCGGTTCATGCAAGAAGAATGAAAGCCCAGGAATTATGCGTGCTGATTCAGAAAGTGTGGTTTTCTTTGATGCATCCAGGACTGTTGCTATGGTCAGAAGTGAACGAGAATCAACTGCTGACGACAGGAGTAGCCTTTTTACGAGAACCCATTCCTGTAGGTGGTACTTATGAAGGCAATACAAGAAACTGACTACATGAGCCAGGTTACCTTCGGCCAACTTCTCCTTGACCACTAAGACAGATAGGGCAATCGGTCCCGTCAATCCTGGATGCTGTTCCATTAGCGCCCTTGACCCCTGTAGGCTTTCTGCCCCTTCTTGGGCTTAGAACGCAAGCCATTTCCTTGCGTGGTCTTTTTGCCAATCCGTTCCAGGGGGCGGTTGTTGCCGTTTAAGGTTTTCTTTGCGGAGGCTGTCTTTGCCATATTGGAACGAACTTGAAAGGTGGCGCGGGCATTCCTAGCTTAGCCATGTCCGACCTAATTTGCTGATACATCAGCCAGGCACGAAACATTAAATAGTAGTTAAGGATGCCAATGCGGATCCAGGATTGCAGCAGTCCTGCAAATATGATACAGTCTTCCGGAAACAGGCAGAATAAAAATACTAAAAAGATTAGAAAGATATAGAATTGAGATTGAGCATAAATCATAGACCGTTTTCGTAGGAATATTTGGCAAGTTCGGAGAAACCACCAATCAGTTCAAGACCATCCGGTTTTACTTTGTAGATGCCAGGGAAAGTATCCCAGTCGGGTGCCTTTTCATATTTTACCTGATAAGATACGCCGTAATAATCAAATAATGCTTTTGCTTGATTACAGTAAGAGCATCCGTTCATGGTGTGCATGACGTATGCCGGAGAATCGTTAGATGCCATCGATGATTAATTCTTGTGAAAGGATTTTGCTGATATGATTCATTATACCTTCATCCTTGCGGACGTTAATAGTTGGCTGAGCAATGGAGCGCAACTGCCTGGTATAATGTGGTTCACATACACAATATAATCCCATTAAAACATTCAGGATATCGGGACCCTGGCAACATGACTCAATGTCTAGAACTCTTTGCCACAGCCACCTGTGAGCTGGAGACTGAAGTCTGCCCATCAAAGGCTTGGTTTCTGCGCGAAGCTCCGGGAAGTGCACATACAGTCTAAGTAACCTGCGTTCTGCCAAGATACGAATCTCAACCGGCGTCGGTCTTGACCATTTCTTTTTATATTTGACCGCTTCAGTATTATCTGCCCATTGCTTAGCAATTTTTAACGCTGACTTGTCGTCAGGAGCAAGTATCCGTGATGCCTTGTCGATATAATACTGCCTCAAGACAGGCGACTGTATCGATTCGACAAGCGCCCTGGTTCTGGATTCTATTTGAGTGAACAGCGCGGTGTCCGTCCTATCTACTGATGACAGCCACGTTTCAAGTTGCCAGTCGAGCCATGGCTTTGCATTTTCGATTACCGAATACAAATCAATGTTCGCATTGATACAATCATCTGGGTCCATTCCATCAGGAAGTGTTGCTACAGAAATAGTCAGATCACCTCTGCAGGCCAAGGGTCCAGCTACCTTGATGAATTGCTCGGTTGCCTTGAATCCACCTTGATCAGAATCGAAACATAAAATAAATCGCTTCGTACGCCGCGCAAGCCTATTGATTGTCGATTCCGTGGGAGGAGCAGTACCTTGAATGGCTACCACGTTTTTTATGCCATATTGCCACAATGCAATTACATCGAAATGACCTTCAACAAAAATCAGACTGTCTGCTTCTCTTGCATATTGGGACGCTCGATGCTCATTGAATACAATTTTTGATTTATCGAAATGATCATCATTCTCTGAGTTTTTATACTTTGGCTTGACTTCATCTCTTGTCGCTCTGCCACTGAAGCCGATCAGCGTTCCCCTGTGGTCATGAATAGGTACTGTAATGCGATCAGCGAAAAAACCATTCGGGGCATAGCCAAGTTCAAAATGCCTACAGGTACTTGGCTGTATACCACGGGAATCCAGTAAATCCCTGATACGTTGTGCTCTTGGGTCTTTGATAAATTTTCTATATGATTCGTGCTCGGCATTTAATTGGTTTATCAGTTCAACCTTTCGCCTGGCTTCTTCTGCCGCCAGCTCTGGATTCAGATCCTCATATATTACTTCTACTTCGTGCGATCTGGCGATCTTGATTATCGTATCAGCAAAAGACAGACCAAACTTCTCTTGAATAAAACCGATACCATCGCTACCTGTTTGACAAACAAAGCAAAAACAAAATCCCTTCTCATCGTTTATGGTTAAAGATGGATTCTTGTCGTTATGCCATGGACATAGTGTTACCGCCTCTCTTCCGACTTTCTTGCACAGAACGCCCTCTTTCTCTAGGATTGACGTAATAGGAATATCTTTGATCGTCTTGATGGTATAATCACTTATCGTCGCTTTTCCCATTGGTGCCGGGGCTCTTGGTTCAGGCTAGCACCAACTTAGGGATTGGATACCGCCTTCATGTAATGTTATAATTCTTAAGATTTGCACACAGATACTTGAACTGCCTTATGGGTGGTTTCGATGTGTCACCTTTATAATATGCTATTAGCATATCGTGTTCTTTTTCGCTCATCATTCCTATTGCTTCCTCTGCTTTTGACCTGTAATCACATTTGAAGTCAACTTCCTCGGGCTCCAACGGATCGGAAGGCATTGCCTGATCTTTCAGTTCAAGGGGAGGGCCTGAACATGCCGACCTGGTTTCTTGCCATTCTTCGATCGACATCTCTAATGCTTTTGCTATTTGCAGATCATTAGAGCCATTGAATAGCATCTTCCTTCCTTTTATCCAATTCTCTCTCATTTTATGCGATAAACGCATAGCATAGGTTTTATCACGCACCCAATGCAATATCTCGCCTCTGATTGTTGGAGTTGCAAGACTGGAAAATTTATATCCCGATTCGGGGTCGAATCGATGGCACGCCTTACATAGCCCCAGAAAAGCGGCTCCTTCTAGAACAGAATATTCAATTCCAGTGGTTCTTTGCACCCGCCAAGCCTCCCGGCGAGCTAAATTGATATTGTCTATCGCCATTTTCTGCTGTTGTGGCGTTAGCTTGAAATCTAGCGATTTTCTTGACATTTAGATTACACTGTTATTATAATTATAGGGTAAAGTTGTTCCACGGCCCCAGCTAACTTCTGTCATCACGGGAGCCGATCTTTGAGACATGTAATTAATAGCCATGCCAACAGAGTCGACGATGTCATCGTTCTTTGCTGCTGGGAATAGGCTGAATTCATTCACAAAGGCATCTAGCCAAGGTGCGCTTGTTGGTAAATACACATTACCTGCTTCGATTATTGGGACGATACCAGCAGCGCGAGCTGTTTTTGATTTCTCTGGCTTGAAACCAATTAAACCTGGCACTTTTTTGCTTAGCATTTGATAAGCAGCATAACCAGACGCTGCAAGTTCAATAATCGTGCCGCTAAGTGCATGTTTGTTATACATTCTTGATATCATTGATATCGTTGCAATGATATCCATTTTCTCCCTGACCATATCGATTACATAAAATCGATTGCCGGCTTGGGCTACTACGCTACCAACAACATAGTCACTAGAACTAGAGTTAGTAAAAGTACAGTCAACGCTAAGCATTAACCTTTGGAACTCCGGCAGCTCAGTGCCGTGATCATAGTATTGCCACCAACTAGGGTCAAACATATTGCCGCCCTCAGGTGCTGGTCGCTGCTGATACAAAGCAGCAAAATCCCTGGTGCCTATCGCTTCACGTATGCGTTCGTATTCTTCTATACCATATCGCTGTGGGCACAGTGCTAGCCCAGACTCTTCTCGCCAATCAGGTACAACATCGCAATGCTCTGGCAGTGGCGGTCGCGAACCAGCATCCTCGGATATAGCAGGCAGGTCAAGTATTGTCCAATTTTCTCTGCCTTTTTCGGATACGTTCATTTCAGACTCAATCAGCCTGCCAATCAGGTCATTTTCGCTCCAGCGAGTATTGTGAGACACTAGTCCATCTGCTATGAAACATTCGGTGTCCTCGACTTGAATGTCATATACTAATTCCCTCCCAATATTTTTAATTGATCTGATTTTATGAGTACGAAATTCTGATTCGTTTTTTGACCATGGGTTGAATTGTAAATTGCAATTTTTAGATAATACTGGCGCAGGACTGTTGGGAGCTTGTATCATGCTTTCATATACGCTAATATTCGTGACTGAATATCCCAATCCCCTTGCTATTTGTCTAATATCGTTGATCAGATCTGGGTTACATGAGCCAAACGTATACCTACCTGCGGCCTTGCCCGTACTAAATGTAGCGCCATCCGCTTCGTGATATCCAGATAAAAAGGCTTGGCGAATCTCAGCAGGCTGAGAGTACATCCACAATGGCACCCTCTTGGTCTTGGCTGTTCCAGTAAGCCCAAAAGCAGTGAACCATTTCCCTGGCTCCTGCCTCTCGGTCCTGTAGTAGCCATAACGAGTCAGTTTCGGCCTAAAACCCCATATCGATTGAAACGCTGTCATAATCTTTTCCCTTTCCTCGTCTGGTTTGGGACATGCAACACATGTTACGAATCCTGATCTTGGATACCTTTTACCATTGGCATCTAGCCGCGTACCGGTTCGACTGGTTATCCAGCCATCTCCAAACATATAACCAAGAAGCCAAGCCTGTTGCTCGGTTACTTGCGCGGGATTGTCAAATTCAAGGCGGGATGACGCCACCAGGGAATCGCCAATCCGTAAATCCTCAACCCTGACCCATTCATGGGCCCCATCTTCGCGTTGCACTAAAAACGGATGCCTCGCATTCGCCTTCACCCTACTACTCGCGGTTCTTATCTCAAATACATCGTCCTCTCCCTGACATTTATGATTCAGTACAGTTCTAGTAACAGCAGATCCATTCTTCCATGACAAGACTTCATCGCCTGGCCTAATTGTATCCAGCCTGCGGCAAGAACCATCGCTCATGGTTACATTTGTATCACCGGTCATGCATTGAATCACAACAATTGATCCGACTTCTGGTTCAAGGCGAGTGTAAAGAGTCGATGTGTACCAGTCCCATAGTTTTTCCATCACCCTTGGGCTGTCAGCGTCTTCCCTGTTCTTGACAGGGTCGTCAATGATCAGCAAATGGCCTGAGCGGCCGGTGATAGCGCCTCCAACACCCGACGCCCATAACCCGCCACCGCCTTGGGTACCCCAATCGTTTACGGCTTGCTTGTATGGGTCAAATGTCCCTCCAGCCTGCCTGTAGTAATCTCTGGCAGACCGCGAGAAGCCTTCAGCCAGCTCTGCGCTATAGGAGACGATGCCAGCATATCGATCTGGATGGGCCAGTAAATATGCTGCTGGAAATAACTTAGAGGACAGAAAACTTTTACCAGTCCTTGGTGGAATTTGAATAATTAACCGCTTGCATTTTCCGTCAATGATTCGCTGCAGTTGTTTCGTTAATTCTGCGTGGACCTTGTAAAATTTATAGTTAGGAGATACCGATTTGATAAACTGATGCAGTACTATTTGCTGGCCACCTTCTTTCCTTTGCGTCTTAGCTTTTCGCAGCTCGCGAACCATTTCGCGGTCTGATCCTGCTTTTTCAAGAAAGATTTTACCAGCTCTAGTAGCCATCAGTCTTCAACCTGTTTTGATGCATCTAATTCTTCATTGTCCTGTAGGGTATCGATTGCTCCAGCGGTCAGCATGTCGATAAAGTCTTGCTCCGTATAGTTATTGAAAACAGATGTAATAGGATGAAGGTCATCCCACTCCAGTGTAAACGAGCCATCCTCCTCTTCTGTTACGATTAGAGGGAAATTTGGATCAGGAAATTTATTCATCGATTGGAATTTCGTAGGCGTCGACATCAGTGACATCTTCAATGTTTACTTTGTTCATCTCTTCATCAACCATTTCTAGCATTTCATTAATGCCCAGCGAGTTGGCCCAGGATTGACGAGACTGCTCGCTAATACTAGCGGCGGCCTTAAGCAGGCCAGAGACTAGGGCCATTGGCACCTCTTCTCCCTCGTCCTCGGCCTTTGCTATGCGCTTACCCAGAACACGCAGCAAGTCTTCCGAAACTCTGGCCATCATCCTGGCTTGACGCTCAGATGACTCCCTAAATTCTACAATTGCGTCTCGATGGGAGTTTTTTTGGAATTTCTCTGCTTCCTTCCAGACGATCGCCAATTGATCTTTATCATAGGCGGCTGCACGGCGCTGCCAGTTGAATATATCAGACCAGCTAGATAGGGTAGGTACAGCATGTCCCGTTATCGATTCAAGAGCCTTAAAAGTCCTGCCTCCCTGTAGCAATAAGAACTTCTGGAAGCAACCGTATTGATCGGCGTTTTCGTGTCGACCGGACTGGCTGACACGATAACCGCGCCTAAAACCATAAATTGGACCAGCCTCTCCTTTTATTGGTTTAGACTCAGGCCAGCCTGATTGATCCAAAGATTCTGACATGATCAATCCCTGATACTTAGATTTCCCACGGCGTATCGACACCACCGAGGGCATTGCCAATAATCGGATGATGCTTGCAAAATATTTGTTTGCAAGACTTTGCAATCATTTGATGCTCAAGTTGTGTTCCATTTTTTTCTCGGAGCGCAATATATGTAATCCAGCTCCTGAGGGTGCCATTCATATATAGCCTTGTTGGCGAACCAATCGGCAGGACTTCCCTCGCGCACTCTTTTGCTACATCCTTCTGAAGCAGTAGTTGATATACATCATTTGCGTGCTCGTAAAGGTTATCAATATTAGCTTGAAGATCACGCTTCAGATCCTCGTCAAGGTCATCATGACTTGCTTGGCGATTTTTGGTATCCTGTCGCCGCAAATCTGGTAATGGAATTGAGGCGCTTAAACTGTCAATAGTGGCATAGCGTTGCGAAAATTCCTGAAACGAAAAAGAACGATGACGCAAAATTTGTGGACTAATCGCCCTGGTTGTGTTGATTTCCAGGACCATATTAGCCATTTCAAAAATTGACCAATGCTTTTCCCTGATACAATATTTCAGCAGCCCAGTATTACTGCTATCCTGATTAGAAGGATTGCTAACACGGGCAACGTACATAATGATTTCTTGAGCATGTTTCAAGGCGTGCTCTTCCGCTCCTTGAGTAAGAGCAACTAATTTTGCATCGTGCATGATTATTTACCAGAAACAAACAGATAAACGATGCCAGCAATCGCTGCCAGTGCCAAAACAAGGGCTAGCGGGATCCATAAAGGAGAAATGACCCAAACCCAAGGCCAGCCAATGTATCCGGTCAGTTTCAGGCCAACAAATAAAACTGTTAGTAGCCCACAAAATCCGATTCCACCAGATCCAGTACTGGTATCGTTTCGTGACATCAGAACAAGTCCTCAAATTCTGGATGATAATCCGCCACTGGTGACTGGTACCACTTTGGCAGGCTCAATACATTATAACGCACATCTGGGCTAGGCCACTCCTTAGTGTCTAAGGATTTCTTTAATAGTTGCCGCGCACGCTTGATCTGCCGGTTCCCCTCCTCCATCATCTCGTCGGATATCTCAAACAGAGCCAACGTCCAAGGTTCCGTTCTTTCGATAGCAGCAAATACAAATTTGCAGGGCTTATCATACGCCAGGCTCGCCGCCTCTGAATACCATGCTGATTGGAATAAGTAATTCATGCCTCCTACTAACTTCTTCACAAACGTATTATATTCGACAGAATCAGTTGTCTTCAGATCGAGTACCAGTAAATGATCGCCCATATCAACGAGTCGATCAAGCCTGCCTTTGCATTCTATGCCATCCGCTTCCCAGTAAATAGATAACTCGTTGTACTTACGATAATCTGGCAAATCTTGATTAAACCAATCAAGTTTAGACAAAGAATTTGCCATTCCATGCACGCTATCCCATGCTCGTTCTTTTTCAGTATTAGTCAATATTGTTTTATGTGTTTGCGCTGCTTTCCATTCTTTTCCTTCTTTTGTGTTTAAGGCAATATCTTCGGGTTTCATTACATATCTTTTACTGAATTCTTCCTCACCCTCCAGTACAAGGCAATGCAAAGCAGACCCTATTTCCATGTTAATGGTAGGGAAAAAGCGCCTTTTCTTTGAAGCTTTGTAATGAGCAGGGCTTACCAGGATATTCTTTAAATAACTCTGGTTTTCTCCCGATTCCCTTCTGTACTGATAATCAGGCTGATTGTAGGCTACTGCAGCCATCAGTGTAACGCATGATCCACATTATACGTGCAAGTGCCTAATGTGGATGATCCACTCAGATTCCGCCTTGGGGGCCTTCTGCCAGGAGATAGATAGCTGAGGGATGACCGTTACCCTGTCGTCCAACCATAGAACCCCTTGTGCCGTATCCATGAAGGCTCCTGCTATGTTGTCTGTATCTCCTCGACCTTCTCCTTTTATCATTATCGACAATGAAATGGGGCCCTCTAGCGGCCCCTTGGTCCATTGCTCTTTAATTTGCTTTCGCATTTCAGCCTGAGCTAACTTGTATGCCGGTGGCATAAATGCGTGCCCAGTCCTAGTAAGCCGTGGCCTTGCTTTTGAAAACAAAGGCCTTTTGATTACCAGTATGTAATCAGGCGAACTTGTCTCCTGCTGCATACATGTCAAACCAATCGGTGTCATTTAACCTTGGGCTGTCATTGACATGACTTGCAATTGGAGTCTTCCCAAATGAGATTGGCTCAACATCGGTTCCATCCCATTGTTCATCTTCAATATCCCATGGTTCACCCTTGACGCGGGCAAACGCATCATCCTGTAGTGCAATTTTTAGCAGCACTAAGTAACCAATGAGGTCATTAATGACATCTTCATCAGTCGCTAGCAGTCCAGCTCCCTTTGAAATTCGCGATAACTTGTCATCAATGCGAACATACAATTGTTCGACTGGCCCTAACTTGCTGAACACCCTTGTTGGATTCAGTGCCGAATCGCCATATTTAGCATTTTTGTCTAACAGTAAGTCTTTGATCGAGTCGCATGTATGCGCGATCCTGAGTTGAGTATCACTCATTATGGTGAGAACGAATAGACCTTGCGTCAGTAACGGTAATAGTCCTATTGCCAGTTATCAGTGTTACTTGACACCGGTCTTGATGACTGCTGACAACACTGCCAGTGCTCCAGCCAGCACCCAGGTATACCTGTACTTTTGCTCCTCTTACAAACAAAGGAAGAGGGAAAGGCGGCCGCGCTAATCTTTGACCTTCCGTTAGCTGACCTTTACTGCTTTTAGTCATTTGCGCAATTAAGCCGAATGATACTCAATATAGTCGGGTATCCGATTTGATTGCTGCCGACTAAGTTCAAGCGAAAGATGCTGGGGCAACTTTGCGCCAAGGGAGGTAACCCAAGAAACTATCGTCGGCAAACGATCAGCAGTCAGCACCCACAGATCTTGCTCTTCATTATAGCGAAGCAATCCATCTGAAACGAACTCACCAAGAGCGTCTTCTACGACTTTTTCCATCCTGGTAATTTCTTCGCAGTAATCCTCTTCAAAAGGATCCCAGCCGCCTACCTTTAGGTCTGACGGGCTGCAGTGCGGCACAAGGCCAGGAGTGACCTCTGTAACCCGCACAGCGCCCCTATGCAGTAATACCGCAACAATGTACGGCTTGACATGCGACACGGTTAGGAGCGGCATCTCGTCAATCAGAAGACCGCACGCACCTGGAGCAATCTCGTCAATTCTTAAACAATTCACCATTGCCCGTGACCCAAGAATAGAAACGGCCAAGCATGCGCCTGGCCGTCCTTGTTTAAGTCTAGGGTGCCTTAGAAAGGCACTTCGCCCCCTTGGGGTCGATTCGGGTTATCTTCAAGGAACGTAACCGATGCATTTTTTACATCAAGAAACAGTTTCTCGTTAGACATTCGCTGAATGAGCTGCCCAGACACGCCGACCTTGTCGCCGCGTTTGATGCGTTCGATTACGATTTCAGCGGCCTTACCACGCACTTCACAACGATAGAATTGTCCCTGGCGTTCCGAACCGGGCTTAGAATAGACATATGCCCGATCTGCCACAGAGAAGCTAGCAACGCTATCGCCGTTTTCAAAAGTTTTTACGGTGACAGGAGACTCTCCGGGTCGACCGGTCACAGTACCTGCAATACTAATAGTAGCCATTGTTCCCGTTAGGGTTTACAATACATTATACCGCAACCATTGCTAACTTGAGCTTATGCAGAGCGGTTTTGCGGAGGTGGCAGACCTGATTCTTGGTCATGTCCGTCATTTTAATAATGTCTTTGACTTTCATTTCATCAATAAAAGTCCATTCCAAAATCAGGACTTGATCTGCTGTCAGATTAGCGATCTTCATAGCTTCCTCCATTTCTGGGGAGAAGCGGCCCTGGCCTGAATGGGGCGGGGCATAAGTGCTTTCAATTGCGTCGACAATGGATATGTCGGCGTTTTCTCTTATTGGAGCATCAATCGAAATAGCGGACTGTGCCGAACGCACCATTTGCGTCAGATGCATACTTTCTTCTTTTGACTTCTTCCTGATAAATCCATGCTTCTCAAAAGCATAAGCATCTCTGCACGCGTTCTCTGGTATGTGAAAGATGCTGGATGCCTTAATCCCATATCGACCAATGGCGGAACGAATCCAGAACGTTGCGTATGTAGCAAACGTATATCCCATCTCAGGATCATATTTTTCTGCCGCTCTGATTAGCCCTAGCGCACCGGCCTGGAGAAAGTCAAGTGTTTCGACGCCGCCCCAATTCTTGCGTGTTTTACTGCCCATATGCAAATGAACAGATCGAATAACCAATCTCAGGTTGTGTGCAACCAATTTATTCACACAACGCTTATAGGCTAAACTGCCAGGCTCGGAGGAGCGAATCTTACGTGCAATTAAGCAGACTTCATCCTTGGACAGAATTGGCTTGCTTCCCGCTGCATTCATCCAAAACGTGATTTCGTCCGTTGTGATAATGGGAGCCATGGCCTGCTGAAAGTCAATTCAGGTTAGACGATAAAAGGGCCTTAGACAGGCCCTTCATAGTTTCTTATGATAGCTCCGCTGAAAGCCTCAGCAAACCTGGACGTAGCCCAATCGATAAATGGGACAGCAGGTTGATCTTGCGGATCAAGGAGCCTGGGAAATTCATTTTTGTTTAATAGTCGCTCGGGTCCGGTTTCGTCGACTTCTTCGCTGTGGTCTTCGCGGGCTTTGGGGCGGGTTCGGCTTGAGCGTTTTGCTCAGCAATCCATTCAGGCGTTTTGCTGGCAAGTGTCTTCAACGCGCCTGCATAATTGTCACCGATCACATTAATCAATTTGTCAGCAGCCAGAGTGGTCAATCCTTTCCCCAGACAGGCCTCCAGGAAGTCTTCCATGGTTGGCTGCGGATCAACCTGCAGAGGGGCCTTGGAGGCGCCTGTGGAGGCCGGTGGCGCCACTGCTACCCCAGCAGCCTCCTGGCCCGCGTAGCCGCTCTCCAGTGGCATCTTGGCCCACAGCTCATGTGCCAAGCCAAATGTCATAGCAGCCGCCATGCAGCCACCGCGACGATGAGTGTCTGTCACATCACGGGCGCTGATCTTATCGAAAGCAATCGGCTGGTTACGGGTGTCCATGATTGCTTGGGGGACTTCTGGTAGCACAGTCCCGTCCAAATGAACGAAGCGCAGCATCAGGTAACCGCCGTTACCAGGAGCACGAAAGACCTGGCCTCCATCGGGCGCAGTCATGATCTCAAGGCACCAACCGGGTGCATGCTCATGCAGCAGGTTAAAGGTCCGAGCCCAGTTGATGTAACTAGCCTTAAAACTACCGCCGCCAATAGTTTCAACCAGATCTTTGGTTGCAATGCCGGCGAGATTAGGGATTGAATCGGGCATGGTCGGATTACTTGATAACGCAGTTTAGTGATTAGTTCGTTCGTTAAGCATTTTTAAAGCTTCCTGGATCTGCTCTTTCTTGGTGAAAACAGATCTCTTGGAAGCTTTTCGCTTGAGGTTGAGCTGATCAGCCCTCTCGCCGACAGGGCGGTCGACCTCTGGGTGTTCCTGGCGATACCGTTCCAGCCACAGGTCGATCATCCAACGCTTGTACAAGCCTAGCGGACCAAGCAAGTCCCAGGCCCATTGGGCGGTGCGGCCGCCGACCAGGATCGTCGCGGCAATGGACTCGCCCATCTCTTCCCAGCCCTCGTCGAGCCGGATCTGCTCTGTCGGTGTCAGGGGTTTCTTCCGTCTCATTCCGATGGGTTGGTCCATCCCTAACCACCATAACCACCTCCTGGCGCACCGCGCCTTCTTTTTCATAGTTTTTTATTATTCTTTTTTTTAAGAGAGTAAAACCATAAACCGTAGATAACTAGCTTAAAGCTAAGAGTACTCTTTTATGTGCTGCGTTTTGCAGCGTAACCTGGACCGACCGATGTGCATTTTGCAGCGTGCGTGCTGAATTTCGCAGCGTGACCTTGCACAAAAATGCAGCGTGATTTTGCTGCAAAACAGTGCGAGCGCTGCAAAAATCAGCAGATTGCTGCAACAAAAGTTAACCGGGTATCGGTTGCCACCACCGCTGCCCTCGCTAAGGTGAGACCGTTCCTCCCATGTCCCGTGAAGATCGCCGTCTCTAAAGACACTGACTGGGAGCCCAAGGTCTATGCCAAGGCGCCATACGAACTATTGCTTTGCGATGATCTAACCGCAAATAGTAAGTTGCTGTGGATTGTTTTAGCTAATCAATCTAAATTTGGCCCAATCGATAAATCAGTTCTGGACAGAAGAATAGGCATACACAGAAACACTAGAGTCCGTTGTATGGTTGAACTTAGAGAACTTGGCTTGATATCTGGAACTACTGAGCATATCATAGTGCACGATCCTGTGCCGATACTTCGTAAACTGAGGAAGATAGATGATGAATCCAGGCGTATAGTAGAAGAGTCTTTACTTGGCCCCTACGAGGAACCTGTCAAGAAGGAGCGCAAGCCCAAGGAAGTTATCAACTATTTTGATGATGCGACAGATGCGTGGAATAAGTATCGGCCAGCTAACTACTCCAAGATCAATCGCCTCAGCGCTCAATTACTGAAAGCCGTTGATTTGCATATATCCGCTCTTGGCGTTACGCCGCATGATTACGATAACTTTTTTGCGGTATTAAAAGCAGGGGTCGATCATTCACCATTCTGGTCAAAACAGAACACCAGTAAAACACTGCAGAGTATAACTGGACTTGGTCAACCACAAACCAAAAAGTATCAAAATGTTCACGACTTGTACAACGAAGGGCTAAACTACGATAAGTCGCGAGCAGTAAAAGAAGAAGATCGACAAGACGAAACTGTTATACCGGCAACTCTCAGGAAATCAATAGATGAATATGACAACCTTCATTACATGTATTATAACATGACACGCAATGATCCCGACAGTGTAAGCACATTAACCGACAGAATTACTCAAACAGAAATGGAAATCAGGAACGCTGGATTTGACCCGGCACGATTCAGGATGAAGTATCAGTTAAGTTCATGGCCGACAGATGTACCAGAACCAGAAACAAGCAGACAGCGTTTCTGGATTTATGATGACGAGATTGGTTGATAGCCGTGACATTACCCTTCTACTTGCAAAAGGCAGTTGATCTCGGGCTGCTTGAAACCGATGGAGAAAAGATTACTGGCTGCAATCAGCCGGCAATCGAACGAGCAATGGATGTTGCTCGGATTGTTGACAAGTTGCAGCCAACAAGCGTTCAGGACAGGGAGGATACCCTGACCCAAGAAGCTATCGTCCTTGGTCGCACCCTGGCGTCCCCTGCTGGGCTGGCCAGAGAGCTATGGGGTGAACTCAGGACTGGTTTTGGAATCGGTCATGGTCAACTGGTCCCACTGTCCCTGTGGTCCGACGATAGATTTCGTGCTATCGCAAAGGAAATTGATCTAACTTTTATCGGACAGCGATCCAACCAATTGATATCGAGAGAATCCTTGATTGCAAGTTACACTAATTTAAACAATGCGTCACGAAGTGTATCCATAATTGACTTCAATCAGACCATTACGGAACTTTCGGAACCAGACGTACTTGAATCATACGGCGATGTGAAAACCGAATGGGATACAGCTCTTGACGTACTGAAACAGGTCAGGGTGCGTGCATTGTACTTAGAGACATTGCATAATGCCAAGCAAAACATCAAGGCAGATACAAAGCTTGAAGAGGCATTGGAATACCTGCAACAACGTGCCATGGAAGGCGTCGGAATGATGCGTGGCACCATCGGCAACCAGGGCCAGTCGATCGGACTGCTGGATGTCATTATTGGTGATCCTGGTGTGCAACGCCAGAACTGGATCGATAGGGTAATGAATTACTCTGAGGTGAACAGGCCTGCATCTACGGGCATAGACGCAATCGACCTGGACATTGAGGGCGGCGTTTCCTTCCCTAGGATGAACCAAGCTTGTGGCGGCCGCTTGTTCACCCTGGCTGCCAGGACCAGTGTTGGGAAAACTGCTCTGGGCTGCCAAATAGCAACAGCGTTATGTAGTAAAGGTTTATCAGTTGGGTTCATATCAGCAGAGCTTGATTACGCTCAAATAGAAGCACGTTTGCTTGCCTCACTCAGCAGAAAGGTATTGGCAAAGCATGGATATCACTGGCGTTCAAGTACCGACAGGATAGGTTACGTTACTGTTGGCGAGCTACTTGTGCCCAGTATTGAAGACAAAGAAAAAGTTACAAACTTACTTGGAACATTGGCATTCAAGTATCAAGAATCTGGCGGGAAACTGATCATTGAAGCGCCGTGGGGTGCTTGCGTTGATACCGTTGTTAATTCAATGCGTACAATGAAAGCGAAGAACCCAGAGCTGAGGGCTGTCGTATTGGATCACTTCCATGTCCTGTCCAGGCACAAGAATGCCGCCAGGGATGGCGCAGCAATGCTTGAGGAGAGGGCTTACAAGTTAATGACGGCAGCCAAGGAGCTGGACATCGATCTGTTCGTGTTAGCGCAAATGAATACGGTTGGCATTAAGCGCGAGCAAGATGATGTCAAAGCCCAACCAAAGCCACCAGAACTTGACCAGATACGTGGTACCGATGCTCTATCGCATGTGTCCCATGTTGTCTGGCTCGTCCGAAAGCAAAAACAAAAGGAAGGAGAACCGTCTGACCGAAAACTAGAGGTTTGGCATTCTAAGGTACGCGGCAGGCAAGCTTTCTGGGAAGGTGCGCCACCGAATGAACAAATCACCACTGTTCAAGGGTTTGTCGACATGTCGCTAATACAATTGGATTACCAGACGGCAAGCCTGAAGAACGACGATACCATGCAGAATATTGATGTGATCAAAAGCTCCCGGACCAAGCGATGAAAAATATACTGTTTGAATTGATCGCTGACATGGGTGAAAACCTGATATTTGGATTACAGGTAATCTTTACATTTTTTATCGACATTCAAACAAACATCGCTGATTCGTTAGTAACATTTGTAGCTAACGTTTTTAAATTGTCGCTATGGCTGGTGAATAGAGACCGGGTTGGCCACGCTGAGATGGTAATAGACCAGAAATCACTTAATAACGAATTGGAAATACTGATGAGTGTCACCAAGGTAAAAGAAGATGCATTATTTAATAAATCATGGACCACCAATCATTCTCTAGCATTGAACGAGCTTAGCACAAAACTATATCACGAATGCGAATGGGACAAAGACCGCATTCATGACTACATGAGGGCCATCGTCGAAAGCATCCCTGGGCTGTCCTATATGGCAGCGGATTCAGATGATGAGATGGAAGATGATGAGCCGATTGATCTCGACGACTAATTATTATTAAGCCAGTCTACGATTCCCTTGTGCCTGATATACATACCAACATATGATCCGCCATACCTGAAGATGGGACGGACATAATATAGTATCTCACCCGTCTCTGGGTGAATGTGCTGTGTCGGAGGCAGGGCTGTACCAGTGGATACTAGACGATCCCCATCGAACATGTATCCAGGTAAAAATGGCAGGATTGATTGACGTTTCATTGCTTACTATTGGCACTCAGATCCCAGTACCATCCATCTGAAGTGTTACTAATAAGCCATCTTTTTAATAAATTTTTACGGCTGTATTTTTGCTGTTTGCCATTAGTCGGGCCAGCCAGCGGGTAACCACCATTAACCAAGTCCAACTCACCGAACGGATCATGTACATAGAAAAACTCAGAATCATATCCAGTTACAGTAATCCAGTGACCTCCACCACTAGGATTCTGAATTGAACCCTTGTGCAGAATTCCAATCGGTACGGGATACCCTAAATCAAGAATACGGATAAGCTCCTTCTCTGAACCATTCATCGCAAATTTATGTTTTAGCCCTAAATTATCAAGGGCTTTTTGATGAGCTGACTGAGCAACGGTATCGCCATACCTGAACACAAGGTTTAAGTAGTCATCATCATCTGTGATTAATTTTGGATTCAAATATTTGATAGCCATTGCCAGGGCAGATGACTGGCAAGATCTTTCACCGTGACCAGTTTTGCTGTCACGTTGATAGAAGTATGGCACAGACAAAGGGAACTTGGGTTTAGCTTGAACAGTTCCTGCCCTGAACTCTTGCGCAAAAGTAAGCAACTGTTCTGGAGTCAGTGTTGCCTGCAAGTTGTCTAGAGCTTTATTCTGATGCTCCAGGTTTGCATACCATCGCGCTGCCTCCCTGAGGCTGATTACCTTATCTGGCTGCACCTTAATATCTTTTAGTACACTATTTTTATCCATGATGTCAATTAACTTTTTTGCATAATTTGGATCGGTAGCATAGTTCTCTGCTACTAGCATCTTTGCTGCTTCGTTCCTGCTGGTAGCATGGTTCACACCTTTGTAATCTTTGAAATCCTTATACCATCTGTCAATCAAATATTTAACGCAATCTTCTGGACTATTGAAATCCATAAACTCGTCAACAACGGTCATTTCGATACCGTTGACATACTCAGTTGTTTTTACTTGCGTGCCCTTACCTTTGATGCCGAAGAAATTATTCTTACCGCTAACTGCCGTACCCCAAGCGCTTTCCAGAGCCCATTGTGCCGCGCATAATTCGGGATACTTCGCGCCAGCCTGTCCAGCAAGGCGTGCAATTTCTCCCCATGTGATATAAGACATACGCAACATTCGTGCGTGTTAGTGTACCTTAAATGTTTCTAGTTGATTCAATATTGCTTTCCTGTTGATGCGGTTCAATCTTCATGTGGAAGCTACTGCTGATAACATTAATCATGATAGGTACAAGGGCACTGATAACAACGGCGGCTCCCATTACCCACGCTAATCTATTTTCAATTACTGCTAAACGGTCAAAAGCAGTCTGCAGATCAGTCCTGTATTCAGTAGTGCGTGTAATTAGCGCATCTAATTTACCTTCAAGCGTTCCAAGCTTGTGATATATCTCTACATGAGATACAGAAGAGTCCGGAACGCTCATTTCCATGGATCAGCCATGTTTTCAGTTTTCCTATATGGAGCATGTATACTCATGCCTCCACCAAGAAGCCTGGAGTCACCCGTCTGTAAGGTGTCATCTATTGGATGATCAATTATCGTTGGCTGTGCTGGCGGATCAGCCTTCTCCATTTCAGCCTTAACCCTGGCGATCTCCAAGGCCATCCGTTGGCTCAGGGTTCTATAAAACTTAGCCCTTGCGATTAAACGCTCAACTTCTTCCCGTTCGCTACGCGTAGAAAAACGCAATAGTAAACGTGTATCCGATGTATTCAGTCCTTTGAGAATTTAGTTACGATACCAGCCAGGATTTCAAGCACCCGGTAATACTTTGCGACAACTTCGTTATCTTTCGGCGTAGGCGTCAGGTTGACGAAAGCAAGTGCTGCTGCGTGAATGGCAAATAACACACCGAGAATTTCGGGACCATTTGCAATAATGTATGCGACAATAGCAGTCATCTGTCATGCACAACTCTGGTATAGTGTGCCTGTTATTTGCTGTTTCCAAATAGCAAATATGTCAGTTTATTTTTTTCTTCTTTTTTGCTGTCTTTGCGGCATTGCGGAAATCAGCAGCACTTGGGGCACCTTTGGCGCCAGGCTTACGCATGCGCTCCTCGCTACCATCTTCGATTCGCTCACGTTTGCGACGAATGTTTTCGTACAATCCTGGACGTTTTGCCATGATGATTTTAGCGTTTTGACTTTTTAGTACCTTTGCCGGGGGCAAGGCGCTTGTTGTCGCCATGCCCATTCCTGGCACGATTAGCTTTAGGATTTTCTAGCTTAAATTTACCGTCTGCTGTGTGACTTACGTCGGGGCCACCTTTGCCCATGATGCCACGGGCCCTGCGCTCACGTGCTAACTCAGCGCGGTAATCTTTGCGATCAGGCTTTGCATTACGCTTCTTGTCGTAAGCTAATTTCTTTTTATATGCCTCTGGATTGTTGGCATAGAATTCAGCAGTACTGCGCTTCTTGGCTGCCATCAGCGTTTACCGGATCCTTTTGGTTTCGACTTACCACCCTTCTTGGCGGGTTTCTTGCCACCCATTTGCTTCGCAATAATAAGCGGCAGCGCCATGATGATAATTCGTTTATCTAGGATTCCTGAACTTTGCTTAACCTAGAGGTCAGTTCCATCAAGGTTTTTCTGTCCTGGTTGGTACCCAGGAGGGCCCAGGCTGCCGTCACTGACAGGATCAGTAATGCTGCGACGTTGGATTCGCGGATGAGCAGCAATAATATCTTTGTCCAGATTTGTGCCGTCTTCCAGGATTCGTGGGCCTTCACTGTAAGTGAATTCAATCATTTACAGAGTCCTTGCAGAGTTGAAGCAGTTCAGACTTTGTCACAGTTGACTTGAATTCAATGTTGCTTGCTTCTGCAAAAGCAACCAGTTGATTCTTCGTCATGCTGTCCAAATCGACAACAGCCACCTCGGGTTCCGGTTCGGGATCAGTCTCCTCTTCTGACTGCGAGGGCTGTTCTGCTTCTGGGGCGGCCTCCACAGGTTCGACAGCCACGGGCTCCGGTGCGGGAGTTACACCCTCCTGCTGCCAACCAGCAGCCAGCAGCTCACGTGCTAGGACACTATGGTATACGGGTTTACGCTTATCACCTTTCGTGAAATAAACCGGGGCGTCCTGAATATACATAATAAAAAAGGGCGACTGAAGTCACCCCTTATTATTCCAAGCGATTAACTCAGCCGACGTTGTCAACCGCGTCGATGTAGCAAGCGTCCAGGGTAGCAGTGCCGCCCAGGTCGTAATCAACGTTGTTGTTGGCGTCACAAAGGGTGCCACGGAGGTGGGCAATGCCCACGCCATTGACATCCAGATCGTTTGCATTGAACACCACAGATTTGCCGCCAACATTGACGGTGATCTTGTTGGTGCCAGCGTTGTCAATACCACCAGCGCCAAGCACAACCACGCGAATAGTGCCGATGGTCTTCAGGCTAATGGGTGCAGCAGAGGCAGTAGCGGTGACCTCCATTGCATCATCAAGGTCAAACTTCTCGCGAGGAAATACACCAGTAGAACGAGCAGCCATTGTAATTCTCCAAATTGGCTAGGGTTAACAGAATCCGCCCCGTAGAGTAGTGGCGCGATTCCTGAAATAGATTACCTATTTAGCCGACGTTGTCGACGGCATCCAGGTAAACAGCATCAGCACTTGCACCGTTGTAGTAATCAAACCAGGTGCCGTTTTGGCCTTCCTGGATGCTGGAACCACGGAAATGGGCAATGCCAACACCATTGGGATCAATATCCTCGGCGTAGAAATCAGTCAGTTCGCCGCCAGTGCTGACGCGGACGTAGCCGCCCTCACCACCCGTACCGAGGCCCGTAGCACCCAGAACAATGATCCTCCAGGTGTTCACGCTATTAAGGGGAACAGGCGAAGTGGTCGTATTATCCCACTGCACTTCCATTGCATCATCAAGGTCAAACTTTTCCCTAGGGAATACGCCTTCAGAACGTTGAGCCATTAGAATTCTCCTGGTGAACGAATCCGCCCCGTAGAGTAGTGGCGCGATTCTGTAACTATGCTTCCTATAACTTAAGCCACTTTTCGTGGATATAGCATACCGCTAGCTGGCCTTGTTGATAATTTCTTCCCGGATACGCCAACAATATCATCTATTATAGGAAGATAGGCGTATGTAATTTCAAGTCTATAGTTAATACTGAGATCAAAATCGCCACCGAGGTTGGTGTCTACGCTGCCGGTGGGAATAGTCAAACTAGGCATGTCAAGGAATGCTAGGTTCCGTTGTTCCTACATTAAACAGAAGGCCATATTCGCTTGATCCACCAGTATCAAAATAAAAATTACTGCCAATTTGTGTTACAGTAACTGCGGTACTCATTAAAAGATTAGTGCCGCTGTGCCATTTTTGTAATATATCAGCAGGACTTCCAATCCAGTAAAGAAGACCACCGGTTGCATCGGCAAGTGCGACAAGATCACTAGCCCTGGTGAGAATCGTACCCGTTTTGACTAGACCGCTCACAATACTAGATTGCTGACCGGTAGTTGTTGTCAGATATGCATAACCGCCATCTGGGAACCAAACCATCCTAGTTGGACCACTCAAGGTAGAGGCCAACGTCATGGTTGCTCTGTTGACATAACCACCCGGTGGCATTTCGAAGGCCCAGAGTTTTCCATTGCTTATAACAAACCAGGAACCATCGGTATTGACCCACCATTGAGCACTGGTGGTGGCTCCAGTCCAGTTGGTATCAGCATAAAATTGTTTCCTGCCATCCCAATTAGCTTGAACAGGCCCAGTGGTATAATTGGGTATGCTGTTTGAAGTGTCAAACATAAGCCCATCATTGTTAGAACCTTTTGAGAACTGCCACAATGTATGTTCAGATATTGTATCACCCGTAAGGGTCGCAAAATCTTTGTGATACCAGTAATAATTTGCGTCAACTTGACCGTACAGAACCCCGGTTTGCGTATACACATCCCAGCCACGCGTAGGCAGAAACGTGCCAAAATGATAATCCTGTACAGCCCAAAGATTATTGATACTGGCAACGGCTGGTCCGTATGAATAATATAAAGTGTATGCCATCTTGTCGACTAAGTCGTTAATAGTTTTCCTGGAAACGAAAAGCCATCAAGCGATAGCCGTTACTGTAACAGAAATACTAGCAGTAGCGCCCCCTAGGTTTTTCACTGCAACATATACTTTGCTATCAAGTGGAGAGTCACCATTATAATACTCAGTTGCTGGGGTAATATTGACGACCTGATCGACACTGGTCGTCAGCACTTCCAGTAATACACCAGATCCTGGAGTGGGATCTACTCCAACTAATCTAGAAGCATCACTTGTCCTGCTGGAAGAAGTGCAGTAGAATCGTACCCATGCGGGGTTTGACACTGTTACTGAAACAAACGTGCCAATTTTATTTAAAGCAATAAATAACAAATCAGCAGATGATCCACTGGCAAGTGAAGACGCTGTTTGTGTTTCTTGCAGGCGAGCAACAGCAGATCCCCCACCGCCAGCAGGGCCAGTAGCGCCTATTGGACCGGTTGCACCAGTCGCACCAGCACCGGTGGCGCCAGTTGAGCCCTGTACTCCAGTGGGTCCAGCGACACCCGTTGCTCCAGTTACTCCAGCACCTGTTGCACCTGTTGCACCATCAACTCCCGTCGCTCCAGGCCCACCACTTGCACCAGTAGCACCGGTGACTCCCGCGCCTGTTGCTCCAGTTGCACCCAGTGATCCGTTTGCACCACTGGCGCCAGTGGAACCAACTGGGCCAGCGTTTGCTGTTATCTGAAGATTGCTAAGGTCCGCCGTTGCATGCAACAACGTAACAGTGCCCGTAGATGTTTCAGCCCATATCTCAATATAGTCACCCGCGCCGTTTAAATAGATACTGGCAGAGCCGATTGCAATTAAGTTAGCACTACTAGAGCTGTAAGCGCTCCCGCCAATGTAGTACAGAAAAGCATCATTCTTGTACAACATTAAACGCAGCGCGTGTCCTGTTGTTGCGCTATATCGCAGCGTTGTCGTTATCAAATAATAGCCCGAAGTGTTCGGCGTAAATCTGCTATTCAGGAAAACACTATCGGTATCGTATCTTTCTGCTTGAAATTCAACCAGCGAAGCAGTGGTGCCAATGGCTTGAGTTGCATTTTTATAAGCAGCAACATTGGGACCAGGCAGACCAGCGGGACCTGTCGCACCCGTAGCTCCGCTTACGCCGGCCCCGGTGGCTCCCACTTCGCCCACCGCGCCAGTAGCACCGGTGGGTCCAGCCGCGCCAACACCAGTCGCCCCTGTGACGCCAACAGAGCCAGTAACACCAGTTGCTCCGATCGCACCAGTAGCACCGTCAATCCCTGCAACACCAGTAGCACCAGTTACCCCAGCAGTACCCGTTGCTCCGGTTAGTCCTGTAGCGCCAATATCTCCCGTTGAGCCCTGTACACCAGTAGCACCAGTAACACCAGCACCAGTTGCCCCAACAGGGCCAGTTGCTCCAATTGCGCCTGTCGCGCCTGTGGAGCCAGCGCCCGTAGCACCATCGGCACCAGTTGCCCCTGTGACCCCTGTGGTACCAGTGGCACCAGTTCCCCCAGTAGCACCGGTAGCACCAGTTACTCCGACACCCGTCGCCCCCGTCTCTCCTGCGGTACCGGCCGCCCCTGTTGCACCAGTGGCACCAGTTGTTCCGACCCCAGTCGCACCAGTCTCCCCGGCTGCTCCAGCCGTACCCGCCGCGCCTGTGGCACCGGTTGCACCAGTAACACCAACACCAGTTGCGCCTGTTGCGCCCGTTGTGCCAATGATCCCAGTTGCACCAGTCGAACCGGTACCCCCGGCGATCCCACTGGCCCCTGTTGCGCCAGTAGTACCAATGCCAGTAGCGCCAGTGGCGCCGTTAACACCAGAAGAACCAGTTGCACCCTGAGAACCCGCTAAACCAGTCGGTCCAGTAGGGCCAGTCACGCCGATAGCTCCCGTTGCCCCATCTGCTCCGGGAGTTCCCGCCCCCGTTGCCCCGATTGGGCCAGTTGCCCCGCCGGCGCCTGTAGCACCAGTGACACCGGTTTGACCAATTATTCCAGTCGCTCCAGTAATGCCAATTGCACCAGTTGCTCCAGTCAGCCCCGTGGCCCCCATCTGACCGGAGGAACCAGTCGCTCCCTGTTCTCCACCAGGCCCAGCGGCCCCAGTAGCTCCAGTAGCTCCAGTAATTCCAGTAGCGCCAGTAGCCCCACCCGGATCCCCTTGAGGGCCCGCAGCGCCTGTTGCCCCGACTGGGCCCGATGCTCCCGTCACACCAGCCGGTCCAGTGACTCCCGGAGGTCCCTGGGGTCCAACTACGCCAACTGTTACAACTTCCGTATCAGGAGAAGCCTGTAATTCAATAATCTGCGCATCGCCGATCGGCGTAGCGGTGAAAGATACCTGCTGTATTACTGTATTAATAACAGGATTAGGCATCTGGATCGCTTATGCCAAAATCAATAACAGCAGCGCCTTCTACCCAATAAAATCTTTCAGTATTTGGATACACAACCATCAGGTCCCACACACCATCTTTCGTCATCTTTGTGGTGTCTTCGTAGTCAGCAACTAAATAAAAGCTACCTTCAGATTGATCTACCCATTCAACGGTAAATTGAAAAAGCAAACTGCGACGCTTTTCTTTCCAGACTTGAGCAATTACAGTATGTCCAGTACAATCAAACGGCAGCGTAAATTGCTGGCGGAACGTTGCACGTTGGTGGATTGTAATAGATAATTGTGCTGGATCCAACGGATGTAATCAGCTAGATCTAGTTTGCCAATTGACTATTATCGTATATGCTCAAATGAACGTGATTGCTGATGACTGCAGTTATCACAGTGCTGTCAAAAGTCTTACACCAACTGTGTAGGCACCAGCGTCAGTACATTGGATTGTACAGACATTGTTACCAATGTCGCAGGACTACCCTGTGGATTAGCCCCATCAACTGCCAAAGTTTCTGTTACTGATTCGGGTTGTAATTCAATGATATCTATATCGCCAGCGGTTACGACACTTGATGCCGCCTGTTGTACGACAGTACTTACATTAACATTTCCTGCCGATGTAACATTCAGTACTACTTCTAGCACTGTGCTGTTAACAATCGGAGCTGGATCGGGCATCTGGATCGCTTATACCAAAGTCCAAGGTAGCGCGTTACCCAAAAGGCGCCATCAGTTAGACCTAGTTTGCCAATTGGCTACTTTGGCTTTGTGAAGATCATACCATTTTGAATAAACCATCCCATGTGGTAACCGGATTTAATGTGATTGACCATTACTTCTTCTTCCGTCAGATTTCGAACAAGCCCACTGGACAAGAACAGGTCTTCCCAGTATTCTTTTGGCTGACAATTGATATGACCAATGCCACCTTGTCCTGGATGTGCCGCTGACCAGATCAAAGTTCCACCAGGTCTAATGGTACCGACAATACTGGATACGATATCATCAGATAACTTCGGATCAATGTGTTCCGCCACCTCCAGACAAAGCACCAGCTCGGAACTGCGTTTGGTATCAAATAATGACTCTTGAACGATATAATCTTTGTTTTTAATCCTGGGATCAATGTCAATACCAACAGCGGCAATACCTTGTTCCACCAATGCGTCAACATAGATACCAGGACCGCAGCCAACATCCAGGACTTCCATTGGTTCGTACATCGAATCGATCCATTCCGCCAATCGCTTAGCAAATGGACCTTCTTCAGCCTCGATCTGATAGAAGTTAATTCGATCAACTTCGTACCAGCCCCGCTTATCCAGGTCACTCAGTTGTTTGAATATCTTGTCATATTTAGCACCGCAAGCCTCTAGGCTATACTTAGCGCGGGCTGTTTTTGCAATAAATGTTCGATTAAGCGTTCCAACATCATCAATAGCATCAAGCCAATCCTGTAGTGTATGACAACGGAAGCCCATGCCAGGTTGCACGGTTTCGGTCATGGCCCCGTAGTTGACAGAAATCACCGGCGTACCACACAGCATTGCCTCCACTGCCATTCCACAGAACGGTTCAGTGAACACCGTAGGAGCAAGTAGCGCCCTGGCACCACCCAGGAACTCGCTTCGCTTGCGTCCGCTGATTGGCCCCCGATACTCGATCATCGGATGCTGCCATTGCGATGGATCACCTTGGCCGTGCAGGACGATTGGGTATTCACTGTAGTCGGCAATTGCCCTGATGGTGTCAATACCCTTCAGTGAAGTAATCCGTCCCAGGAACGCCAGATACTCGCCATGCTTGTATTTCGGCTTCCAATCATCCAGGTCATAATAATTTGGTACTACCCATTCATAGTTACGTCCATTCCGGCCTTCTTTACCCTGGTGGTAGTGCATCCAGGCATAGCTTTCAAATATCCTGAAACTGTCAGGCATCAATGTCGGATAACCAATGCCCGTCTCGACATGGCGATTATTACTGAATACGGACATCAGGATTTGGTGAGCGTGACCAAAAGGATGGCACACGATGTCACCGGGCTGGATGCGTTTCTGCATCTCAACCACTAGCTTCTCTTCAAACAGCCTGTGACCATCGCTGCCGATTGTTGCATTATCACCAAAGAAATCGGACTTCTTGCGAGATCCATACAGATTCTCGAATTGGGCATTATCCAGAATTACGACCTTCTCATCTGCCGTGCTTTCGGATCCTTCGTTGCTGTATTCAATAATATGATATCCATACTTCTGCATCATCTTTGGAAAGCGTAATGCCTTCCCGGTGAATGCGCAGTGGCTAAACGACGCCTTGTGCTGCGTATGGAATATGCCGACCAGATGCAGGCGCATGTATGGGCTTGAGTCTATTTGCAGTATAGCGGTCATCAGACATGCCTGTTGATGGGCATGAATATGATCATGAGTACATTAGATCTGTGCTACCAGGAGTAGATCAGCACCAGGCCGGGGCCGCCGTTACCGCCGGCACCACCACCGCCTGTGGTGCCACCTGCACCGCCACCTCCGCCACCAGAGCCGAAGCCGCCGTTGCCACCATCGCCGCCGCGACCGTTGCCGCTGTTGGCACCGCCGCCTGATCCGCCGCTGGCGATCAGCGGAGTTTGCAATTCAACTCCTGGAGAGCCGTTGCCCGGAGTTGCGCCGCCGGCTCCTCCTGACAAAGTTGTAAAAAGGTTAAAACCGGGGTTTGTGATATTACCACCTGCGCCGCCTGCGCCGCCGCCGCCGCCTGCGCCAGCGGACAACCACAATCCAGTTGTGGGGTAAGCGATTGTGCCACCAGCTCCACCAGCAACTGCGCCGCCTGCGCCGCCATTTTGCCCACCGTAAGTAAAGATAGTTCCCAATCCAGCAAGCCTACAGGTAAAGAGACTGGTCACAGAGGCGGAACTTCCTGCACCTCCAACAGTTGTTGCTGTGGCCGCTGGTGTAGCACCAGTCCCTGGATTAGCACTGCAGACAATTGCCCCATTCATTGGTGAGGTTGCAACCGTAGACACAACGCCATTGGTTCCTACTGTCCCAACCGTAGTAGAAGAAGCGCCGCCGTTGCCACCAATACCCGCCATAACGTACAGGACATCAGGCAAAAAAGCCGCAGGGATTTCTACTGTTGTAAATCCACCACAACCGCCACCGCCACCGCCGCCACGGTTTCCTGTAGCCGCTGGAAAACCGCCACCGCCACCTCCACCTCCACCAATACAAATGATGCGGATCGTGCCTATGCCAGCGGGCTTTTCCCAGGCAATAAACTGAAGGTTGGGGTTTGCAAAACCAGGAAATACGCTAACAAAACCGTTTTGCGGTTTTGGGATGTTGAATAGATTAAGCATTAGTAGTTACCTCCGATCACCATTGCTTGCCAGTTAGAATTGGTGGTTTGAGCAACAGATTGTGTGACTAGAATATACCTGGCGGCTGGGATTGCGTAGTTAAGGGGAATCTCGATTACATAAGGTGCTGTTGATGTGTTTGGAATTGCTTGCGATGCGGCCTGTACGTTCACGATTAGATCGGTGTTGGCCGCAGATGTTGCGCCAGTGTTGATGGTAGATACGTAAACCTGAAGCGTTGTGGCAACGCTGGAGATTACACTGGTGGTTGAGACAAAGGAGAAGCGAACCTTTTGTAGGTAGGAGCCGTCGGCGCCGGAGGTGAACGCTAGGAAGCAGTTGGTTCCGATGGTGCCAGGAGCAGTGGTATTGACGTTTGCGGCTGTTGTTGCAATGTCAACGCCCGAGACGTTGGGGGTCAGCGTCCAGATGGGGGAAGTGTTGGCGGCCATGAGAGGTAAAAGCGAACGTCAGGGCATTGCTGCGCCGTACTGGGCAGCGAGGACTCGGCCGTAGACGACCGGGTTAACTTTTAACAGTGTACCATTACCAGAAATAGTTATATCTCCTTTGTCGCCATCTGCTATGACACCGCTGGGGCCTGTAATGCCAATCGGACCAGTTGCACCTGTAACGCCACCAACGCCCGTGGCGCCAGTAATACCAACGACGCCAGTTGCACCGGTTTCACCGACAACGCCAGTCGCACCAGTAACACCTACGACGCCAGTAGCGCCGGTTACTCCGACAACGCCAGTGGCGCCAGAAACCCCAATGACCCCGCTGGGGCCAGTGGGACCATCTGCACCGGTGGGACCAGTTGAACCATCCGGGCCGGTAGCTCCAGTAATACCAATCGGACCAGTTGGACCCTGAACACCAGTTGGACCGGTGGCACCCTGGGGGCCAACATAGCCCAACGTAATAGCAGTTCTCCAGGAGCTGGGCGTCGTACCAGAATGCACAAAGTGCGCGGTAATATTGTTACTACTGGTGGTCTTTGCGTATACTTTTGTTACAATACGATCAGTCGGATCAATTACATTTGGTTGAGTATTAACCAGGAGTTGATTGTAATAACTTGCTGCAGTTGCGTTAATTTCCGGCGAATCCAAATAGAATAGTTGCGTTTCAGTACCGCTCGTTGCACGCTTATAAACACGGAACACTAGCCGCGTGTCGCCATCATTACTGGACACATAACTCCAGAAACGAATTTCATATTCACCAGTTGGCAGTTCTTCGAGATCAGGGTCGCCGACAGCGGTGACGAATTCATTTATCAGAACCTCGCCGCTGGAACTGGTGGTGACTGCTGTCATGTCATCCTGAGGAGCCGAATCAGGAGAATCGGGTTGCAATGTTTCGTAGCCACTAATATCAGAAGCAGTCTGCGCAAAGTACCAAATACGGCCGCTTGCACTGATACCAGCAACACCAGTGGGTCCGGTTGAACCAATCGGGCCAGTCGGTCCACTTGGGCCAGTTGGACCGTCAACGCCGGTGGCCCCAGTTATACCAATCGGACCAGTAGGCCCAATGGGTCCAGTCGGACCAGTCGGTCCAGACGGTCCTTCGATACCAGTAGCGCCACTAACACCAACAACGCCAGTAGCCCCAGTTATACCAATCGGACCAGTTGGGCCGGTCGGGCCAGTGGGTCCACTTGGGCCAACTACACCTGTGGCACCTGTAATGCCAATTGGTCCCGTAGGTCCCGTAGGTCCGCTAGGACCAACCACGCCCGTCGCGCCCGTAATGCCAATCGGTCCAGTCGGACCAGTCGGACCGCTGGCACCCGTAGGCCCCTCAACGCCCGTTGGACCCGTAATGCCAATAGGGCCAGTCGGACCAACCGGCCCAGTAACGCCAGTGGGGCCCTCGACGCCCGTAGGGCCCGTTTCGCCAATACCAGTGGCACCAGTAGCGCCAATAGCACCAGTGGCCCCCACGGGGCCAGTGGCGCCCACCTGGCCGGTAATCGAGATGCCTGCTTGCGTATACCTGAGATCAGATACACCCCTGAGCCGTGCAGATATTGCGTTACCATATGCACCACACTGATAAATCAGTTGGTACAGCGGTCTGAATTCAAGCGAAGGGAATCCAGTTAAATCAAGCGTAGACCAAGTCTCGGTTTGCGCACTGGCTATATTATTATGTTGCGTCTGGCCAAGAATAGAGACAACTGGATGATTTAAATTGTTTGTTGCAATAAGAAATACGCAAATATACTTACCACTATCGGCATCGACCGTGCTCCATGATCCGCCAATTCCTTCTAGGTTATATTGCGGCCTGAGAGTGCCGGCTTTCAGGGGATATTCTGAAGCGGCATCAAGTGTCCACGAAGTAGCATTTCTCCATAAAACAGGAATCAGTCCAGGTCCCTGCAAGTCCTGCTGCCACGTATTGGCGACGGGGTCGGCAGAGTGAATAATATCTACTTGGATATCTTCGTCAAAGAATACACCGTTTTCTAGGCTGACTTGCGCATCTGTATTTACGGCACCGCCGCCAAGTACTGTATAGGCGACTAGCTCCAGACCTCTTGCAAACGCAGCACCACGTGTCCTGTGCAGGTATTCATGCGTCTGCCAATCAAGCACAATGCCATGACGCTCATCGCCAAAATACACTGCTTGATTTGTATCCGCATTCCAGTAAATATAAGCAGTGGGTGCCTGATATTCCAGATCAAAGAACGATGTCTGGTACTGCAGATCACCGTCTTCGTCAAAATATACATAATACAGGCCGGTCGTATCGGGAATCGTTATCGATTGCGCACTGACGTATGTATACTTGATCCCACGGCACCATACATCAAACGATGCAGTAACAGGTTCAATCGTAAATATACGTGAACCGCTATCAAAAGAAATACCACTGTCCGAACGATTGGCGTGACCCATCGGTTCGCCAGTTTGATCAATGCCAGCAATCTCCCTGACCAGCGTAGAGCTGACGCCACCAGAAACCAGCGTCAGTACACCATTCTCTTTTACATATAACGTATCCTGATCTTGTGCAAAACAAATCTCGCCTTCACCCAGATCAGCTACAGAAGCCAGTAGATCTGCATACAGACCACGGGCAATTCTGATTGGATTCCTGGGCGAAGGTGTGGTCATATTTTTTGTGAATCAGATTAGTTTTCCTGTTATGGACTGAAGTCCCCACCATCAAATTGACTGGAATTATTTGTATCAGCAACACCAGTCGTGAAGTCGCCAGCATCGATATTGCCAAGATCAGCCAATGCATCAACTAGGTTGACCCATTGACCATTTTGTCTGACATAATAGTTACCATCAAGTGGCGCTTCTTCGATACCGCCACCTGTTCCACCGCCACCACCGCCACCACTAGCTCTGATGATTTGCGGTACAAACCTGGCAACCCATGAGGCGCCATCAAACATTAAAAATTGACCGCGTTGCGCATCAGTCGTGAATACATCTTTCAGGTCATCTAGCTCAGCGTCAGTGGCTATTAGATCCTTCCCGTCTCTCCCGTCTTTGCCATCGCTGCCATTTGCACCATCGCGACCAGGAATACCTTCTTTGCCAGCCCTGCCGGGGCCAACCAGCAGCATTCGGTCTTCTATTGACTGCTTTAGCTCATCAAATTTTGCTTGTAAAGAGCTGAGCAGGCCCTGGTCTTGTTTAGCCGGTATAACAGGAGCTGTCTCGGTATTTGCTGATTTTAATTCTGTAACAGTTGCTTTTACAATAATACCGTTATCTGTTATTTGAAAACCAGGCAGTAAACGCTTGAGTTGTGCTAGTATTAAATCAAGCGGTTCGTTAGAATTATCAGCAATCCAAACAGTCCATACTGCCTGGAAATCAGAAACGATCGGATATTTTGCAATATAGATTACAGTGCTATCGGCAGTCTCAATCGGTGGCCTGGTATCTACAATCTTTACACGCGCAGATACCCGTATTACCGGATCGCTGGATAAAATCCTGAAGATATCAGAAGACGATAAAATCACTGAGGCACTTCAATCCCATTAGTTTTCCGTAGACGGAAATACGTGATGATTCCTAGTTTGCCAAGTTCTAGACCGCTCCTCCAGGAGCATATTCATACCTGATACCATTTTCACGTTTATAAACGATAGCTGCAATTGCCGCTTCGTATGGATTTAAGAAATAGCCTAGGAATTTGGCTTTCCTGACGCCATCAACCCTAAATGAGACTGTACTCATCCATGGAGCAGAAGACCTGCGAGTGCGAGCATCAAAAGCCACATGCCTGAAACCAGCCTTGGACGTAACCGTCTTATTTCGAGCCTGTTCTGCTCTTGTTGCAAGCACAAGATTCCATCCAGCATTATTGTCCTTGTTCCTGTCAATGTGATCTATCTCGAACAGGCCAGGATCTTCTCCATTGTTATAAATTTTATATATTATCCTTGAGCTTTTGTACAGCACACCCTGGAGCCTAACTTCCCAGTAGCCATTGGAATGCTTTCTGCCCGCTGGTGATCCGATGCGTGTATTTTTTGAAGCCCTCGTCTTCCACCTTAATCCAGCGGGTATGGCTGGATCAATCTCAAGATATTCATTTAATACACTAATGTGAGGCAATGCGGGAAGGGGTCTCATCTGGCTGATGGCAGTGACGCATCCACATGATACCAATATTTATTCATCATTGCCACTAGTCAAAAAAAAGAGCCCCGAAGGGCTCGTTAGATCGCTGTCCCAGACTGGGTTTATCAGGCGATAGCAGCAGTTGCGTTGACGTTGGCGAGACGTGCAGCAGCTCGGCCATTTATCAAAGCCACCCCGCAGTACCATTCAACGCGGGTCACCAGGACCGGCGAATCGGTTGCTTCACCCAGGTCACGCACCTGAGGGCCACCGTTCTGCAGACCGGTCAGCAGGTCATTGCCGAAAGCAACCACATAGATCGATTGATCAGTAGGATCGCTATCCAGGATGGCCACGTTCTGATGGTCGCGGTCCAGCTCAAGCACCGGAATGCCACCGTAGAACAGTTGCTGGTAACCGAAATCGTTGCGCTCGATGTCGATTTGACCATTGGCGCGAGCCACCTTGCTCAGATGACGACGGGCCGACTTGGACATAACCAGATACTTCTGGCCGCCTTGGGCGTCCACAGCATCAATAGCTTCGTCCAGGGCGCCGGTATCCAGGGCAGCAGGAGCACCAGCGTTCGCGATATACTGGCTGGAACCATCAGGCAGGCGCACAGCCAGACCATCGAATTCAGCGCCGGTGGTATTGGAGTCACCGTTGATGAACAGGCCTTCAAAAGCCAGGCGCATTGCGCGGGTCTTGGACTGGATCTGGTAAGCGCGGGCCTCGGGGCCCTCCAGGTCGACGATAGCGCGGTCAACCTTGATGTCACCACCGAACAGTTTCAGCGCTTCGCTGTGCTGCTTGACGGTGGCATAGCTTTCGGTGTAGCCAGCGTTGAACGTACGGAAGCCCACATCACCAAGGGACTCCTCACGCTTCCAGAACAGACCGTTGCCTTGGACTTCACGGAACGGCAGGTTTTGCAGCAGGGGACCAGCAGCAAGCTCGGTAACGATTGCAAGCTCCTGGGGGTTGCTAGAATGCTTCTTAGCTTCAGCAAGAGTTAAGGCCATGATTCCTAAAAGGGATAGATGAACAATGAACAGGAAAGGTAAATCGCCTGATTGGATGTCTCATCCATTGGCGCTAGACCCTCCCCGATCGGTCATCTCAACCAATTCAGGGCTGGGTACTCAAACTTATGATTCCAAAAATGCAATAAAAACCGACCCAATGGGCCGGCTTTCGTATATAATGGCTTAATTATTGTCAGCCAAATGCACGCTGGAACAATTCATCACGACTGAGAGCGTGCAAATCTTCACCAGTCATGCCAACAGTATCGGTGCCGCCATAGCCAATACCAGCACCAGAACCTTTGTTACCTTTGAAGAAGGTACCATAAATCGGGTGCGTCTTGAACTGACCTAAGTAATCTTCAGGGTTCAATCGGCGGCCAGATTCTTTATCCAACACAGGATCACCAGCATTGTCGACTACAGTAATACTGCCATCAACTTCAAGTCGGAATTGAGCACCAATTTGATTTGCTAGCATATCAAAGAAAGATACGCCATCAGCGGAATCAGTCCGACCGCCTGCAGCAAAGAATACCTTTTCAAGCGCATAACGCTTGCGGAATTCTTGCAGTTCGCGATTAGCAGAATCTCGCGCCTTAGCTGCTTCTGCAGCCTGGGAGCCATACTTCTCCTCCAGCAATGCAGTCCGTTCCTCTACTGCGGCCTTCTCCCTTGCGGAAGTGGCAACTTCTTCTTGTAATTTACGATATTCTTCAGGCTGAATATCGGCAAATTTTTCAAGCATTGCTGCTTTTTCTTTTACCTCTTTCTCGTATACTTTACGAGCTTCGCGCTCCGATTTCAGAGCTTTCAGCAAGTTTTGGACTTCTTCTTCAGAATAACTGCGGTTATCACCTGGATCTGGAATATTGCGTTCTCCAGAGCTGGTCGCACCCATCTCAAGTGCGGATTGATTTTCGTCGGACATGTCTGCAGGCATCACGCCTAAGGGCGCGTTAGTATGCCAAATTCACTTGCCGTATATCGCATCGTTAACTAGCTTTTTGTCAGCGCTTTTACGTAACATTGAATGGCGATTCACACTAACTGCCATCTGCATTTTTGTTAATAGATCAGGCTTCTCTTCGTCTTGCACTTTTGTATTCTAAAGCTCTGATACTATGGTGCCGAAGCATATATTTATATAGTCAAATCGCCACCACTAAAGCCTAGCGCAATGCACATTTCTTTACAGTATTTTGGGTCATCCCAGTCCCAAACCACTCCAAGTATATCTTCTTTGCCGTAATATTTTAATTCTGAATCGTAGTCATTGTAATCACCTTCAGCCTTGTCACGATTGGCCCTCAATCTGAGGGTCGCAGTGAGTTCGCTTTTGGGTTTCTCACCTGCATAGCCTTCTCTCCACATGTCCCAGGAAGGCGTTTTATCTGCAGGAATTGTGGCATACAGAAAATTTGTAAAATTATTATATAGGTAACTGGCATATGGGTAATCAACATCGCCGGTTTCATCATCGATATATTTTAAAATGTGTCCATAAGCAGTATCTGGCCTCGAAGCATCCAGTATGATCTGCTTTTTATTTGTAAATTCTTTGATTTTACCTCCATCTACAAAGTTAATTTTATTGTTTATCCACTTAAATACCTCTGGTGTGTACCCTTCAAGAAAATTATCAGTCCACAAGCCTTTTGAGATGTCAATTTGGTATCCGGGGTTGCCGTTTGCAGGTGGGACATAACCGCTATTTAGGTCGTGGCTGCCAATGTCCCTGTAAATTTTTTCACTGTGCTCGTAAGTATAGTTGAAGCCAATTTCATAAGGAGGCGGATAATCGGCAACGGCTTCATCAAATTGAATATCAAGGAAATCTTGCAATTTTTCAGGTATATCGATCTCCCTTCTGTTACTATCGCTGCAAATATAAGCGGAGAATATTCTACGAGTGTCAGTTACATAACTTCTAGAGACGAAGCCATATGTTGCTTCATACGGTCCCCAATACCTGTATATCGTCTCGCAGTTCGTATCAGCCCAGCCGCCAACGAACGTTACAATATGTAAGATTTCTGATGGACATAAGTTCGGGTTGCCCGGAAAGGAGATTGGGTTCCAGCCTCCAGGACAACTACCCTGTCCAAAACTTTCGCAACTGCCGTCTCCAGCATACATCTTCTTCCCACCTGTCCAGATAGTATTAAATTGCCAATATACATATTTTTCGGCTGTAATTAGTATAAACTTGCCATCTCCAACGGGAATGGCTAAATGCTCTACAGCCTCCTGAACATTTAACAGAGAGGATGTCGTTACATAGCCGGTCTGCCAACGTTCCTTCGGACACACTATTTCGCATGTATCAAAATCAGTTATGTATAGAGTGATTTCGTCGAATACTGACTCAAAGTCGGTAGTAGTTACGAATTCAGCGCTAAAAGAATCGCCTCCAAATTCATCCCATTTGCCACCAGTTCCTGTGACAAGATTAGTCTTTTGTATTGTTGTATTTCCACCGCTAATCTCTGGCAGAAGTATTGCGTAGCCACTCTCCCCAAGGCCACCACTACTTTCACCCAGAACTTTGGGACCAGATTCTTGGAATTTATAATCTTTGAAAGCCCAAAAGTGTCCTAATTTTGGCTTACTTTTATCAGGAAAGCTTCCAGGTTTATTTGCTCTGTACTTTTCGTCCTTTTCTTTTGATTTGCGGCGTTCATTTTCTTTCGCTTCTGCTAAAGTTTCGCGGTAATTCTTAGTTTCAGATGTTGTATCCCAAGGCTCATATGTTGTTCTTGGAGTTTTCTCGCTCTCCGGAAAACCGGGAGATGCTGAATTTCGCGGCTGCGGGCCACCAAAGTTTGCCTGCTCCTGCTCTTTGCTCTTTATATCCTCTTTGATCTGTCGTTTCCTATCCTGCTCAAGTAATTTCTTGCGGTTTGCTTCAACAATGTTTCTTATGGTTTGAACAAGATTTCCGTAATCTATAATTAGGTTTAATTTTAAGCCCATCAGTCATCCTGGCGAAGGGCCAACCGATAAGTCTGCGTTTGACCAGACTGCAGGAAAACTGTAGGATTTTCTGCAATTATACTATGAGGATAAGTCGCACCATCGATATAAATAATGATCCGATCGTATCCCCACCCTGTACCACCGGCAGTAAATACTGCGTCAATAGAAGGTAAGGTATATGCAGCAAGAGAATTGCTATACGAACCAGTTCCAATAACAGTACTAAAGCGAGTGTATCCCAGCCCAGTCACTTCAACAGACTGCCAGTTAGCTACTGTACTTTCTTCTGTGTAACCAGTAGCACCCACACTCGCCAGCATTACCTTTAATGTCTCGCCCTCAAAGCATAACTCGGCCTGCCGCTGAAGTTCCTTTGTGCTAATGATAGTCGATTGCGCCATGACACAAAGGTGATTGAGGTAAGGCTATTCGCTCCCTGATATGGTTCCAATAATTAGGTAATATTAAACTTATAAACGCCATCAGCACTCCAGATAATACCAAACGTATTTCCCGGTAATACGGTTCTGGTCCCACCAAAGTCAATATGAAAAACAGGGGGATCATCAGCATCCGTATCATTGTACAGAATCGCGCTGTTGGCTGATATTGATGCCGTATTAACAAGCCACTCTACATTATCTGCACTAAATTTTGCATCATTTGTAGTAACAGTAGCGACTGCAGTATTTGTCAAAGCTTTGCCGGTCGCGACATAGCCGTTCCCCGTTGCCACTTCGGTTTTTGTTATACCAGCAAGTGTCGTATTCGTAGCATCAAAGGTACTGCTAGTGCACAGCATTAATTTATAAGTATCAGTGGGGCTATTCGACCCATTGATAAAGCGAAGGGCCGTATGGTTATAAACAGAAACAACAGCCATTGTTAAAAGGAGACTTATCTATAATTCCAAGTTTAACTAGAATTGAGAGGAAGGTGGGATGAAGTTGGACGCAGTGTATGGAGACGTTCCATAGGAAATCCTTATTTCATCAACATAATCATCAGGCATAGTATAATAACCAAGACCATCAAATTCACCAACTGTATGTAAAATATCTTCAATATTAAGTATCGGATCAGATGGATTCACTGGGCCGCGAACATTGTCACTTTCAACTACACCATTCAATGCCAGGTAGTAGGAGTTGCCGATTCTGTACCATGCTACGTGATTCCATTGATTTCTTGTGAATATTAATGGATTTAGTGACTCATCAAGATTAAATCCAATACCTCCGGTCCACCATTGTGATATTCTGTTGTCAGTAAAATCGACATCTAAGCTAGCAAGTTCTCCATAAATTGCATCATTCTTTATAGTATAGATAGTGGTGTAAGCCGTAGAGTCGGGGCTTGCTGCAAACCACCAGAATTCAATACACCAATCCTCACTGCCTAATTGAATATCAGGAACAAATACTAAGCGAGAAATACTGGGATCCGGAACTTCAAAAAAAGCAATTTGTTCCTGTGAAAAATACACAGAAGATGCGCCATACTTCGATCTTGTTGTAGACAAAGCAGCCGTTCCGTAAAATGTAGCGGAGACGGCGTAGGCGCCGCTAGAAGAAGTAGAGGTTGAATTATTTACTCCGTCAAGATGCCAGACAACAGGTGCTAAGTTTGCGGTTACGCTTATGGTTGGTATTTGAATATCAATATTCATTATTGAATCTACATAAACGACGCTCACATCGCCGGCATGAATAACTGTCGAAGTATTAATGGTTACCTCTGTAACGGGAACATCTATAGCAAGCGACCCAGATTCTATCGTCGGATCAGCAATAGCGACCTGCACTAAAACAATGTCCGGATTAATTGTATTAATACTTTGGACAACCAGTTCAGTGTGAGATGGTATGGGGGCTATTTCTGTTAACAGGTTAAGCGAATAACGATAAACCTTTACCTCAATTATTGTCCTAGTTTTAGATGAAGTCGTTGTTACTTGATTCCAAACTGGGACAAGATGCTCGACCGTAATTTGCCCGTCGACAACCTCGGGAATTTCACCGAGTGACACTATACCTTGAACTACAGGGAACCAGGGTACAGGAGTTTCGCTAGGTGGTGCCATGCCTTGAGCCCTTAAGAACTAGAATAAAGGTGCTGGATTAAGGAGTTGGGTAAACAGTCCCAACTCCCCCACAAAACAATCCATCAGTGCTTACTAAGATGCCAGTTGAATCGAGAGCCCAACTAGTACCATTTGTCCTGAACATAGCAGCAAAGCCGCCTGCTTCAATCACGATAGGTGCAAACGGCTGATTTGGCAAAAGTTCCGGCACTGTTGTTACATTCATCCCAGCTCTGTTACCGAAAACCAATGCATTTTGAATTTTGCCGTATTTATTCGCTTTTTGAGGCGCGTCAGACCGGATGGCAAAGTATTTGTCGTCGGTAGTCTTTAAAAACCTATCGTCTGGAGCATAAGGCAACCGATACTCTATCCTTCTGGTTGCCTGAATGTTGCCATCAACAAATTCCAGCCTAGATTGGCTTTCAGTTCTCTGGTCGTTTTTCTTTATATCTGCGGAGCCACTTTGCTGATCACCACCAGTAGGCGTAGGCGTAGGCGTAGGCGTAGGCGTAGGTGTAGGCGTAGGTGTAGGCGTAGGTGTCGTCCCTGGAATAATGCCTTCAGGAAAAATACTGGAAGTATCCGTGACAGACTTTGTAATTATCTTATTTGCTGATTTATCTACATATTGCTCTAGAACTAGTTTTTCTTTAGCAGGCCTGGTGGGATTGCCTTTGCTAAACGAAAGGCTACTTGTCGAATAATCAAAGACTAGCCCTTGTCTGGCGATAGCATCAAAATAACTGCGAGCAGCCTGGGTATTCTCTATTTTGTCATCATCTGATGCGGTGGCGGTCGCTATCTGGCCGGCTAGAGTTTGATGCCATAATCTGTAGTAATAAGTAACATTTGACGCGAAATCCTCAATTTTCTGTTCATCAGTTATTGTCTGCTCTGACAACAAATACCCGGAAAATCCCACATATGAAAGGTATAGTTCGCCATCAGGTCCCGCAAATACGAATGCCCATTTCATGTTCATTTCAGCGGCAACTTGCAGCGCACTTATGTATTTAGATTCTATAGTCCTGGTACCCCAGCCATAGTAAAATATTTCCTTAAATATGTAAACATTAGACTGGCCAAGTAGATTGAAGTCTCTGATGTACAGAGAGGTGAATTCGGGGTTAGCCTCATACGCAGCATCAAGTACACCTTGGTAATAACCCGCACCGATAATACCACAAATATTTGATGACACAGTGCTTTCGGCCACAAGCCTCTCTTCCTCAAGGGAAATCGATTCGTCTTCAGTATTCAGAACTGCAACTGCTTCGTAAGTAGAGCGCGTAATTGTTACAGGATTATGGACTACGGTCGCAGTAAGTTTTGCTGTTGTAGTTTCACCAGTCGGACTCACTGTATCCTCCTTGTAAGTAAGTACAGCGAAAGAAGGGCCGCCTTCTTCCTCCCTGAAACGTAAAAAATACTCCAACCATTTCTGATATTCGTCTTTTGCAGCCGCATAATCCGGATAATCCGGATCACCTGGAACTGGCGGATCAATAGGCAAGCCGGTATCCGGGTCAATATCAGGATTTGGTGGCGGTGGTGTTATTTGGTTTGGAGCCGGTGGATCATCTGGGTCCGGCGGGGGATCATCTGGATCCGGCGGATCTGGCTCTTCTCCTGCATTTTTTAATACCAATGTACTATAGGAAACGAAAACAGCGTCAGCCGGTATATCTCCAACATTTACAGGTCTAGCATCGACCATCTTATCTTCGTCAATGTAAGGACCGCTTCCGCCACCTACCTGAATCGGAAACAATACTAAGTTTTCGTCAGTGTTTAAATATCCGCAATATGACTCGGATACCAGTAGATTGTTTAATATATTCACATAACCAGAACTGTAGTCAAATGTCTTAATACTAAAACTATTTGTCAAAACACTAAGATTGCTTCCTGCTGCCAGGGTTATACCAAGCCCATCTAGGCACCTCTGAGCTATTGATTTTGCCCAAATAGGTATAACTACAATCTCCGTATCAGAACTAGTGTAATTGCTATTTTGCGGGTCGGAAAAGGCATCCCATCGAACTGGTTCTTTTAGGTCATTAAGGTATGTAAATTTACAGCCTAGTTGAATTTTACTAGTATTGCGATACGGATCGGTGAAACTGCTGAGTACGCGTAATGTACGCGGAATATCATAAGTCTGACCGTTTTTTGTATAACTAAATGTTACAATTTCTCCAATTGACGGTGTAATCGTGCCTTCTATCGTGCAACTCCCTTGAGTTGTTATCAATCCATTCTGTTGAATATAGTCATCGCTTATGCTGGCATCAATTAAATCACCAAGGCTGCAATTGATTTGTGCGCGAATATCAAGTACCATCTTAAATTACCTGCACCAGTACAACCGAAACGGTATATATATCAGTTGGTGTTCCGTCAATCAATACACGTTCAGCAGTTGCACTGGGAACGCTGACCGGAAAGTAACTACCACTGGATGGAGTCGTAGTTATCGTGGCTTCGTACCATGATTTTATGTTATTCCACCCAGTAAGATTTGTGGTACCTTCTATATCTTTATTTATGACAACAGTCAATGTACCTGAAACGTAATGAGTTCCACCTATTGTCAAGTCCAAGGCTGGACCAGCCCCATATGAATCTGGGGGTTTTGTTAATGTTAATGTCGTGCCTCCGATCACAAATGTACCAAAATCTGGCGTTAAGGTGGATCCACCTCCTCCACCGCCTGTCTCTGCCTCTTGTTGCTTAAGTAAAACCTGTAAAGCTTCGACTGCAGAAACTAACTCTACGTTAACAGCCAACCAGGCTCCACGTTGTTCAGCGCTTGGCGCTGCAGTAAACCAACACTGCACAGATGACCAAGACTGAGACCCAGGGCCTGTTCCGCTAAAATTTACAGTTGTGCCAATGACGGCAGAAATTGCAGGATCTTCATCGTCAATTCGTGAATTACGCCAATTATCGTATTCGTCTAATAAATCAAGCCATTCGGAAGGGGAGACCAGACCACTAATTGCAAACCTGCGAGCAGTTTGACCGCGACTGGTATCTGATTCGTCGTAACCAAATGGTTGCGCCGTTAATGTATTCAGTGTTACACTTCCAATTGTTACACTCATTACAATCTCTGGTTAAGCGCATCCAGATAGGCTGCATTTCCAGTATTCCTGACTTTCACATCCACATTCCAGTTTTTGCGTGTCAGTTCGTTTATAGCTGACGTTAATCGACCAAGTTGCGCGGCTTGAGCTGCCTGAGAACGAGCCTCGTAGCCGTTGCTAGCAGCTCCGCTGGAGCCCCTCAGAGCGCTGGTAATTGCCCTTTCCAGGCTACGACCGCCATTGCTACCTCGGGTGGCCTTGTGGAACCTGGAAGAGGCACCTGAAGGCAGGCTGACGCCGCCCCTGGGGATGTTTAGCAGTGAAGTAAGATGTGCAGGTATAATCGTACCGGAACTAGGGGCTCTCCAGGTACTGTTAGCCGGTCGATTAATCATCGAAAGTCGACCGCTGGCCGACAGGAATGCCTCCTTGCCAAGTTCGTTAACCCTGGCCAAAGTATTGCCAGAAATTGGACCACCAGTCCAGTAGCCAGGCAATCCTCCGCGCACATCAACATTAACTGTAATCGTAGTACCATTAAGCGATTTCAGTTTATCCGAAACACCCTGAACAGCATTGTTAGCCTCATCCATGCTATTGGCAAAGCTATTAGCAGGAGCTTGAGCACCAGATACGGAGCCAGCAACGTCAGCGCTAGCGATCAAACTTGCGGATTTTGCCGCACCAGCGAACGAAGTCTCGATATTATTCAATGTACTGGTTGGAATTTTTGAAATATTTCCACTTAATCCAGCCGAAGCTTGCGAAGCATCAGATAGATTACTCGCAATTGGACTGACTTTACTGCTAAATCCACCAGCCGCTGATCCTGCCGCGCCTAAATCGGCGCTAATGCCTCCAACTGCTGTGTTAGCAGCCTCTAGCTGATTTGTAATTTCATTATAAGCATCTTTTGGTGCAGCGGATAAATTAGCATTTAAATCTCTTGTCTTGCTCCCTGTTGCTTGGATGGAATTACCGACATCATCAATCTTACCTTCTAGCCCAGTAGCAGAGGATCCTGCTCCATTTAGGGCTCCCGTTATTGCACTAGTTGCAGTACTCACTTGGCTGGCGGCTCCTGCGGCGGAAACACCAGTATCATCTATACTCGAATTCAAGATATCAACTGCACCTATTACTGATGAATACGATTCTGAAATTCCGGCAGTGCTGCCTCTGATCTCAGCAGAGGACTGGGTTGCATTGGCTCCCATTTGGTCGAAGCTATTTGCTATATTTTGCGCGGGTGCTACGCCATCTTTGACTGCTGTATTCAGTCCCAATTGAGCGGCTTGCGCATCTAATGTGGATTTTTCTGTCTTTTGTTTATAGTCTAATGTTGATTGTTCAAGTGCCTGGACTGCGCTAAGGTTGGCTTGGCGATTCTTTTCAACTGCGACTAGTCTATCGCTAATAGCAACCTGTTCTTTCGTTTTTTCAACAATCTCATAAAGACTTGTTAATTCTTGTAGCGTTGCTCCCTTTGATGCTGCGCTAAGCAGATTTTGTTCTGCCTTTAATACAGCTAATCTAGATTCTGCTGCTATACGCTGCGCTTGCGCTACGGCAGCCTGTGCTTCCAATTGTTGTTGCTGTTGCTTGACTAGTAATATTTGCCTTTCTTGGGCTTGTGCACTCGCAAGGCCTGTAATCCTAGCCTGTATTGCTGTCTTCTCTATCCCGATAACGCCCTGCTTTAAAAGTGCAATTTCATCTTCTTTTGCTTTGATTGCACCGGTGCTGGCCTTTCTGTCTTTTAGCGCAGCCAGTTCCGTTTCTGCTGTTTTTACCCTATACTCTGCTTCGCTCCTTGATAAGTCAAAACCAGCCTGCTTGTAGCCTTGTTGTGCCTTATAGTTGTCTAATAATGCACTAGCATAATTAATTGCACCCTCAAGACTGGCTTTGTCTTCTTCGAAGCGAACCTTGATTTTTAGTTCAGTAAAGTTGGTTTCAAGGGCTTTAAGTATACCCTCGATACCTTTTATGTCCTGCTGTACTTGTTCATAGCCTTTAGTACCTATTTTGGCGTTAGCTTCAATCTCCTTAAAAGATTTCAGTTGTGCTTTTAATTCTTCTGTTGAATTAATGGCAAGATCTACGCCAGTTATGTCAATACCAAGGGGAATATTTTTTGATTTCGCTAACTCTATGAGTTCTTTGCGCTTCCTAATTGTGTTATCTATGACAGCGTTAAAAAGAAGAAGCTCTCTTCGCTCCTCCTCTGTTAGACCGTTGCCGCTTGTTTTTGCCTTTTTATCCAGAGCATCTCTTAGCTTCTTGGCGGACGCAATAATCGCATCGTATGATTGAACCGTTGCTTTTGCTTGTGCAACTACAAGCGCAGTTTGCTCTGAACTCGCGGTTTCAGAATTGTATGCCTTTATAGCTTGCTCTGCTTTTTTTGCCACAGGTTCAGTGTCCGCTAATGCTTTATTTACCACTCGCAGAGCTTCAGATATGGCTACAATTGTATCTTCGTTACTTTCGTCTAAAATTTGTCCAGTTTTTGATCCGGCGATAATGCTGGCAAAAAAATCATCTGCGACTACTTTAGCTGCACTTAGTTTTTCAGCGTAGTTGTCAACTGCAACTGCCGATTTACTATAAGCAGTCTCAGTACCGAGCAGCGAAGTCTTGATATTTTTAAGCGCAGCATCTAATGTTTCGCTTTCTGCTTTGGCATCTTTCGTTCTTCGATTATAAACGACCCATGCTGCAGCGGCCGCGACGGCGGCCACTGCCAGCACTACAGTAGAAGTATACAGCCTGCCGCTGGCGTTAGCAAAAGCGTTGGTACCTGCTGCCGCTGCGTTGGCAGCATTGGCCATTGTATTAGAGCCATTTGCGAGTTTTTGAGCGCCTGCTGCTGCCCCTGTAGTTCCAGCCGCCAGACCAGCACTAGCTTGCCCCAGTTGCTGGCCAGCGACTGCTGCATTCACTAATGATCCCGGCAGATAACTTAATGATTGACGATAAGCCCTGGCAGCGGCATCTGCTTGCAATTGTTTTGTGTTTATCCCAGCTAAATTGTTGGCGAATCCCAAAATAGCAGGACCAACGTTCGATGCAGCAGTGCGGATCCCGTCCAGGCCAGCCCTAATGGCTCCAGCTCCAGCCTTGAACGTGCCAGCAGCGCCACTAAAGGTGCCACTTAAAACGCCGCCAAACAGGTTAATGGCTGCTGTTACCTTGCTAAAACTTCCAACCGTGGCCACTAGCGACTGCACTAAACCAGAAATAAGCAAAGCGGCTATTATTGTAACGATTGGCTTAATGCCAATTAAGCTTTGTGCGAACGAATCGATGGCATTCACTATTCCAAAGATTGGATTCAACAACTGCCCAATTGCTGTAATTAACTTAGTGATTACTGCAATCGTAGCGGTAATAATAATAGCAAGTGAATTAAATATGTCAATTATAAATCTGGTGGCCTCTAATTTTAGTAAATCCGTAGTAAAATCAGTCAGTGCTGCTTGTATACCCAAGAATGAAGCCAGTAATGGCTTAAACAAGCCAGCCAGATTCTCAAGATTTAATTGATTTAACGTGTCAATTTGATTTTTGAGCTGTTCAACTGTAACTTTGCCTTGCAGCAGCGCAATAGATGCCTGTAATGCGCTGTCACCAAGCTCACCAAATGTAGAAGATGTCTTCTTTATTTTTGGCAATATTTCGATCAATACATCGCTGGTGATTTGACCAGCCTTGACAACCTCTCCCAACTCGGCTACGGTTATATTTAAAGCACCAGCCAAGTCGGTCCTGAACGCAGGATCTGCCTCACTGATTTGCTGAGTTAATTCCTCAGCCATCAACTTACCCTTACCAAAGGCTTGGATGATACCATTCATTACACGTTTTGATTTTTCGGCACTGAGACCGAAAACAGCAAAACGACTAGACAATGCATCTAGAATATTTGAAACATCATCGAGAGTACCGCCGGCCGCTAAGACTGTTGGCGTTAATTGAGAGAAACCATCCCTGACTGCATTCAGACTGGTACCATAGGTTAATGCTATTTTGCTTGAATCTGCAAATACTTTTGCAACATCAGCAGGGCCCTGTCCGATACTTTCAAAAAGCAAACCAACCTGTTGGACGCGACCCAGTGTATCGATTAAAGTATTGATCGGGGCCAATACTTGGCCAGCAATAATTGATAAACTTTGAAATGTATTAACAAGTTCGTTGACTGCTTTACCTGCTGCCAATAACGGCCCCAGGTTTAACTCAGCCTTGATCTTTTCCCAGAAATTAGATGCCCCAGCAATTGCTAATTGACGACTAAATTGCTGTACTTTTTCGTTTGCAGCCGCCCACTCCGGGTTGATTTTCCTTGACTTACTGGCGATTCCGTCTATGCCAACCTGGATGGGGTTTAGATAATCTCTTTGCTGCTTGTAGTAGTTGACAAGTTGGCGTAAATTGGTAAGACTACCTCCCTGCGTCTTGTCAAGTTGAGCGGCCTTGTTGTTTAGTACATCAACGAAAGACCCCGCCTCCTTTAAAGTAGCACTCCACCCTTTAAATACTTTATTAACGTCAGTGCCTTCAAAAACGGGATCAAATATGATCTCTTGTTTTAGTTGCGATTTCTCGAATTGTTTTATTAAATTTTGCTGACCTTCCGCTCCCAGGGTGTTAAACTGATTGACGAATGCACTCTTGGCACCAGGAGCCAACGCTACGTCAATTTCAAACTTTAACGATTCCTTTCCGGCCATTCGTCAGCAGACGTATCCTATGTTTATGGTGCCGATATGCTGTCACTTGTAATCTGATATATTGCCAATAAAAAAGCCCCCATTTCGGGGGCACTATTAACTGCCGCAAACAATCAGGCGTTGGCGTCAATATCAATACGATACGGACCATAACCCTGGACAGTAGCCTCCCAGGACACGATAGAACCGGCCTCAATGCTCTCCGTGTAGCCATTCAGGGTGCCATAGCCATACACCGTCTCATCGGTGCCTGTAGGGCCACGACGGACGAACTTCACACGCAGGCCATCAGCCACCGTATTCTGCTCAGTCAGACGCAGGATCTGATAACCAGCATCCTTGAAGTCAGCCACTCCAGAAAGCGACACACTCCAAGTCTTGGAAGTAGCAATACTGACGTTGAAGCCCTTGGTCTCCGAGTCGTAAGTAACAATGTCCTCGGAGTTCGTATCAGTCTCCAGGGCCGCATTGGTCAGGCCATACAGACGAGCGATGTCATCGGTACCGTCCATCGCAAATGCCGTACCTTCAACCGTGAAAATACCATTGCTGTAAGCAACAGTGCTGCTGGTCGACAGCACATTGGCATTCGAAGTACCAAGATTGATGAAACCACCACTGGCACCAATACCAGTAGTAATGCCGGTGAATCCAGTATCAACAGAGTTCAGGCTGATGGGCACGATATAGACATCGTAGCCAAAAGCCGCGCTATAGTTGGCCAATGGGTCCTGCCGGAGATCATCCGGGACGAAGGGACAATTCCGGGGCAGTATTTCCCCGTTACCCTAGAATTCCAAAAATATTTACTTTAACTGGAAATATGACTGGTTTTGTCTAGGAAATGGAACACTAATAATTGCCTTAAATTATGGAATCACAATAGATGATTCCGGTATCGTTATTAATATTTGTGTTACTGCGCCAAGTTGCTGCCCAACAACATCAATCTGGTCAATCGGAATAACAATTGATCGAGCACCACTGAAGCGTTCTATGATCCTTCGCATTGCTGCAGTTAATGTGGCGCCATTGGCCGGCGGCCATGCAATTAGATAAATTCGCCATGTTACTAAACTTGAAGATGCATCACTGATATAATCAATCCTGTTAATTTGGCCAATATCATGTATTACTACCTCCATACCAGTAATTGACTTCAGTTGAGGCAAATCTTGCCCAGGACTGAGAACACTGATACTGTCGAGAACGGTTGCACCATCAGCAAATATATAACTGCCAACGTAATTCATAAAAGTCGCATCACCGGTCAAGGTGTCATAAATGACCTCAGGTGATGTGACTAATTGTTGCGGCACTGTTGAAATATTAGAAACAATCCGACCTTAGGTTGCCTGAATGGCAAACTGTCTTGTAGTCACCGTGAAAAAGATGGAATTCGACAGGGAAAAAGTCACTGTTCATCATAATGGACACGGCTTGCCACCCGCTACCGCCTCAATCAAAACTATAAGTAAAGAAAAAACTGAAGAATGGCGCGAACGACTTGAATTGACAAGAACCAGGAAGAAAAAGCTTGAAGAACGATTAGCTCGCAAGCAGAAAAAAGCAGACCAATATGTCGATGGAGAATACGCGCCCTGGTTGAACTAACTGCTCCAAATGGGAAACATATGTCAACATTCTAACACCAAGATATGGCTATCTTTAAGCTCCCCTTGGTTCGATTGACTGGCTATAACATCCAAAACCATACAAATAAATAATCACATGCTAGGTCCATGGACCGCTGGGGATATTTACCCCTTGTACGAGCATTCTTCTGATTATTTATCCAATATGTCCGCCTTGACACGCAAAGAAGCACGTAGGCAATGGCGAGAATCGGTTAAACAAGCATGGAATTATTGTTGCGCTTACTGCGGTAAGCCTCCAATTGATGACCTTAGCTTAACGATTGATCACATCAGGCCAAAGTCAAAAGGCGGAACAGATCGTACAAATAACGTAACACCAGCATGTGTATCATGCAATCACTCAAAAGCATCTCGCGATTGGGTTGAATGGTATCGAGAACAGTCTTTTTATGATGCAAATGCTGAATGGCGCATCAAACAATGGCTGAACAATGATCATCAATCATTAATAAAAACAAAAACTGTATCAAATGATACAGATTTAAGTGTTGCTTAATGTTTGCTAGACAATTCTGAGCTCCACATCTTCATCCGCAACTGCTTGTCCCTTTAATTCAGGCATCAGTAACCTGATGGTATCACCCTGCAGGTCAGTAAACTCTACAATTTGATTCGATGCACTTCGTAATGCAATTAACATCCCAGTGCACACATCATCCTGTATCCTTGGCGCTAAAATAATAGCATCACTTGACAGTAACGCAACATTCTTATCCTCAGGTGCCGTATAATCCTTCGCATTTACCTTTAAATCATTATAACAGAATAACGCCCAACTTGGATATTTGCTTAATGCAATTAACCGACCGGCACATGCTCCATAAACGCCATCAGGTAAGTCATTTTGACTTTCGTTTATATAAATATAAAAATCAGTTAAGTCATATGGCTTTCTACGTCTTTTCTTGTCCCTATTCATCTCTGCTTGTTGCGCCGCTAACATCGATATCGGCCTTTCATATTCATGCAATCTTTGCATCCTTAACTCACTACTTGCTATTACCGCTCCTATAATGTACTCATACGGTAATAACCAATAATTATCAATAGAGAACTCCCTATCTCCAGGAAATTCTCTCTTCAGTAACCAGTAATAATCATCAAACGGTATTAGATCCCCTTCGGAGCCCTGCGCTTTTTTTCGATTTGCTCAATCTTTGGCTCCTCCTTTTGCTCATCTCCTGACTCTTGTAAACGTTCAATTGATTTCATCTCCTCATCTCGATATAGTTGCGCTAATTCGCTAACAATATCAGGATGGATTTGCATAATGTCATTTATGTCAAATTCAGAATCAATCCGATTCGTAATTAAACATGCCGCCATTACTAAGTCCTCCCTCGATTTGGAAATCGTGATCTCCTTGATTGCCTCCTGGATGTTCTCCGAATATTCGCTTTCAATAACCTCCGCTTCTTCCGTCTTATCAGTACCAGTAATCGCTGATACAATTAATTCATATGCTCGCTGTAAATCATAACCCTTATCTCGCGATACCTTACGCGCTAAATCAATTAATTTTAATGTACCCCTATCTTGTTGGACAATTTGTTGCACAAAATTTTTCTCACCACTCGTTAAATATCCCCTTCGTTCAATTTCAATAATACCCGACTCCTGCGTACCAATACGTTCAATAATTGGCTGCAACCGAGGAGCAACAACAAACGGTAACTTACCCATATCTTGAATCCAAACTGAAAACAATCACTCGTCAGTTTACCATTTTTATAACCACTCTATCGAATTGCTGCTATCGCCCTGTTGTATGCCTCCTGGTAATCATATCCAGCAATCGGACCATTGCCAAATATAATTGATTCCACCCATGGCTTACCTTCAATGTACTTCCTGGCAGCACTCTCATTACCATATGGTACAATATATCCACCATAATGTATTAACTTCGCATACGGTTCGTCATAACTGATAATAATACTGGATCCACTCCTGGTAACCGTTAACGAATTACGTAATTTACCGCTATCAACAATATCTGGATCACTACCACCCCATATACTTGATGATATCGCATCATTTAAATATCCACCAATCTCTGATGATATGATATTTAACGCTAAATTCGTTGCCTCATCAATCTTATCCGTTATAATCGATGCACCATCAGATGGCATCTTTATCTTAATATCTAAATCAATACTTAAATCTACACTGGTACGATATGACTTTAATTTTGGTGCCTTATAACCACCACCACTTATTTTAACACCCATTATATATACACCCCGCCAACACTCAGCCTGATCGGTACTCCACTTATTTCATTATATATTAACTCGTCAATTCCAACACCATTATATACTCCACCAGTATTTATAATCTGATAATGATTCACCTTATCTAAACCCAGTAAAATGTCTCCCCTGACCCCATTCTTGAGATACCCCGGATGACCCGTAATATCGCTAAACGTTAATCCACTTACATTACCCTGTAATCCAATACTGGCATCTAACTCAAATCCACTGCTTACAACTGAAACACTCAGCGCATATCCCTTATAACTGTACGCATATCCACTCGCTCCAGGTATCTCCTGCCCTAATTCTACTTCCTTTGGTATATTGACAATCTCAGCACCTTGTGATACAAATACCTTTACTAAATATTTACTCCCACTGCTGGTATCCGCTTCTATCCTGCCATCCACAACACTGACCGTCTGCCCACTACGACTTAATATTAATCCATTATAATATGGTAATAATGGAGAATTACTCACTTCATCCCTGTGCGCAATACATTATACTTCCCACATCCACTGATACACTATTTATAATACTCCGATTGGCAAAATCGACACCCCTCAATACCATCACCAAGGTATTCCACATACTTACTGTTCACTGGTCTGTTACACCCACACCCCTTACACCATACTAAACTGATACTGGAATGCTGTAACTCCTCTAAAATACCCTTGATTCCCTCCGGTAACTCTGGATGAATCATCTGTACCGCTGTAAGACTGGTTTATTGCTTAGTGTCCCAATTCAAATTTTTTGAAAAATTTTGCGGGGGGATAACCTAGAGGAGAGAATCCGAAAATCGGGGTGGGGGTACCTGGCGAATCCGCCGGCAACTCGGTGGAATTTAGTCGCCGCCAGCTCTTGCTGGAGGCCCAGTGACAGGCTCAGGCAGGAGCGCAGCACCGCATCGTGATCGTGGCGCCACACCCGTACGCCATAACCCCCACGATCACACATCAGCAATGCTAATGTGTCGGATTTGTAACATAAGCGATGCTGATGTTACACGCTTGTGACATCAGCGGTGCTGATCGATCAGGGTTGCTGATCTGTCGCGCAGCGACTGATAAGGAAAGATCATTGTTGCAATCCTTCACAATGGCCCCGATCGGCGGGCACGGGCGCTAGGATACAGGCATGCGAGAGGGAAACCGATCGCACGCACCTTAACAACGGAATCATCCTTCATGACCATCGCTAACACCGTCCGGTACGCCTTCAAGGCCGCCCGTGATGACGGTCGCTCCGCCCTTGTCGCCCTGCTCTGGGCTGCCCTGGACCTCCGGCAGGATGCTGTTGTAGCCGGCTACGATGCCGGACTGCCGCCGCTGCTGCTGGCTGACCTCAGCGACCTGCCCGGCCTGATGGGCCGCGCAGAATACGCCTGCAAAACCCAGTGGTTCGACTTCCTGAAGACAGGCGCCATCGGCGACCTGCTCTGGCAAATGAATCACGAAGCCTGGCGCGACTGGCAGTGAGCAACAGGGGACCCTTAAGGGTCCCCCCCTTTCTTACTTTCTGGAATCATCCAAATGATCGCAGCACCGACCACCGCCAAGGCGACACTGATTGACGGCAAGATGTTGGAGAACGCCCTCAGCTACTGCTCGATCGATACCGACTGGTACATTCGTGCCGAGGTATCACCAAGCGGACGGAATATCGAGGCCTGGCTTCATTGGTGCGTCAATCGGACTGAATTGATGCAACTGATCCGAGAGGATCTTGCCTGCATTGACTTCGCCCCTTCCACCTGGAGGAGTGAGGAATCAGACGGCACCAAGTGGTGTTCAATCGAGAACGTCCCAGAAAATAACGAGATCCCCGAGGATTCTCTATATTTTTGCCGGTACCTAATCAGCGAGAATTAACGACAAGAATGGCCCTGAAATCTCAGGGCCTTTTTAATGCAAACGCCATAGCACCATAACGCTACCGTTATGTCACAATCCGCGACAGCACTGTAACATCAGCAACTCTTATGTTGCGGAATTGTAACATCAGTAATCCTTATGTTACGAATTGTGATCGTGGGGCGGGTGGGCGGGTGACAGGGGCTGTTCACGCTCATCCTGCAAGCACCGCTCACCAGCTAATCAGGAACCGTGATCGCGAACGGCCCTGCGGTCGATTGTTTTCACGCTCACATTGCAGCTCAGGGCGGCGATCTGGCCGGATTTAGTAATTCAGGGACTTCACGATCATGCCGTTCCGGAGCGCCGAACCAGCGAGGTCCAAATTTTCGCCTTCAGGGGCAAACCGTGATCGCGAACGGCCCTACGGTCAATGCTCACGATCGCCATCCTGTTGACACCTCGATTCAATCCACGCTAGTCTCCTGTTAACCCCAGAGGGAACACCCCCATGCGCAAGACTGAAGCCCGGATGATCCAAGCCATCCGTTCCGCCCTGAGCGACTCCCACAAGGCCGGCCGACTGCTCAAGTGCGGCAACACCGAAGTCACCGTTAAACACCACGGCATCGGTGGCACCCTCAGCCACCATCGGCACGTTGAGATCCTGCTGCACGGCCATCGGATCGGACTTGTCGAACCCGGCATCATGAGGATCTCCCTGTTTGATTGCGGGTACCGCACATCCACCACTAAGAGCCGCCTGAACGCCCTGCTACGGGCCTTCGTGCCGGGTGAGGGCATCTCCCAGACTGATTAGGAGTGGCATACCACCACGGCGCCTTGGGAGGGCTCTGAGGAGTGGCCGATGCGCTTAGATGCCGATAACTGGTTCCTGCAGCAGGCAGAGCGGCTCGCAGCGTGATCGCGAACGGCCCTGCGGTCATTGATCACGCTCACCCGTTGACATCTGCCCACCATCCTGTAGACTGACCAAGTTACCGGGAGAACCCACCATGACAGCCACACTCTGCCCCGCTCACGCCACCGCCGCCTACAGTCAGGCCTTTGACGAAGCCTGGCTGGCAATCGAGGATGCTATCGCCAAGGTCGGATTACTGAATGATACCCTGTTTGAAGGGGAGGTTCTAGTGAACCGCGCACCGCTTGCCGATGTCGCGCTGATGCGGGAGAAAGCCAGGCAATTGAAGACCGAGTTGGACTGCTATGAATCCGCCCGTGAGCCGCTGAACTTGCGTCCCGTTCTGCCCGGAGAAATCCGCTACTGAAATTCCCAGGAATTTCCCCAGGAATTTTCCCCAGGAATTTTCCGAATTGTGATCGCGAACGGCCCTACGGTCATTGATCACGCTCACCATCCAACAGGGACTACCCATCATGGCTCAGATCACTTCCCGCTCCACCAAGGCTGAAATCCTGCAGGCTTATGAGGTCCTGCAGGCCACCCCTACCACCTGGGCCGATGCCTGGGCTCTCATCAGCGGCACTGCCGATACGGTCTCACGTGAGACCGTGCTCCTGGCTCGCGACATCTGCAAAGCCGGAACCGTTGCGCGGCAGTGGTTGGAGCTGGTTGTTGACACCTACAGCCAGCCGGTGCTACGCTCCAAGGCATGAGCGTGAACGGCCCTACGGTCATTGATCACGATCAGTTACAGCACTTGCGCCTGGCCGCCAAACAGGCTATGCTAGTCACATCCAATGGAGCCAATCCAATGACCACAGCCACTGCAGTCGATCTCAGCCCCCTGTGGGCCCATCTAGACGACCTGTCCGACTTTGACATTCCCAGCGATCTCACTGAGATTGATGCAGCCTGGGTGTTTAGTGTCCTAGATGACGTTGACAGCGAATGCATCCAAGAGGGGCTGCAATGCGTCACCTACGAAATTCTAAATCTGTTCGCCTACGATTTACGCGACCTGTGGCACACTGCCCGTTGCGAGCAGGCTGAATGGGATAGCACGCGGCGACGCGATTACGAGTGAGCGTGAGCGGCCCTCCGGTCATTGTTCACGATCAAGACTCTAGCACGTACTCGATTTCACAAAGCTTATCAAGCCAGTTACGGGCCTCACTGGCTGCATCCCAGGAAACGGGGCCAGAGTCGTTACGCATGGCTTGAAATTCCGAGATCGGTCCCCAGATCGCGTCCAGCAATTCTTGAGCTTTGGCGTTCAATTCGGTGGCGTTCATTGGATTTTTCCGTTAGGTGAAATGGTGAGCGTGAGCGGCCCTACGGTCATTGATCACGGTCACACCTCGTTACATGTCACCTCCAGCGCCTGTTCATCGGCATCCAGGGCTTCCAGCCAGGCAATATCCTCACGGATGCTGGCCAGCAGGGTCTCGATGCGCTCCAGGGATTGTTCCTCCAGAGCAAGGAAGCGTTCGAAAGATTCAGTGACTGACATGGGTCTTCCCTCCTGATTGAATGATAACACACCGTGAGCGTGAGCGGCCCTACGGTCATTGCTCACGATCAGCTCGCGTCCGCACCCGGCCCGATCTGTGCTAGGATTTTTCCAGAACAGGGAACCACCCATGTCTAACCACGAAGTTATCCGCGCAAAAATTTCAGAAGCCGGCTCCCACTTGGTTTCTGTCAATTTCATCAAGGCCGATGGCAGCGAGCGTCAACTGACGTTCAATCCGCTGCACAAGGGTCAAGTACTGGGCACTGGCCACCCGATTAAGGATCCTGTCACGAAGCTTAACAACTTCAAGATCATGGATATCAAGTTGGGTCAATGGCGCAGTTTCGATGCTCGCCGCGTGTTCCGCATCAAGGTTGACGGCCAGATCACTGAACTGAAGCCAGAAGACGCGTGACCGTGAGCGGCCCTACGGTTGCTGCTCACGGTCACAATTCGCAACGCGCCGGAGCCAGGCTTGCCAACATTTGCCAGCAGTGCTATCATTAGGGAGTCAACCGGGTTCACCCATGACTGTTTACACCGACAACGGCTTCATCGATCGCGCAGACTACCTGAATAGTTTGCGCGAGGAATACGGTGGTTTGGTAGACGTTCTGATTACAGTTCTGCCAGCCAGTGAAGACTTTGATGGCCTAGTAACCGAGCTTGAGGATGCTCTGGATGCCGGTTACGCCGATCTGATGGAGGTTTGAGCCATGCAAATTACAATTAATTTCAACCTAACAAGCGACGACTTCGCTGACATCTTCGACACCGCCGGCTATGCTATCGGTTACTGGGTTGACGAGGCAGAGTATGATGCTGTCAGCGAGATCTATTCCCTTTCTTGTGAAGAGGGGGCTGAAATTCATACAGTCTGTAAGTCAGATGCCGAGCGTGCTATTGCACTTATTACTGAAAATAGAGTTGAAATTTCTGATAATATTCGCGCCGATATAATGGCAGCAATTAAGGAAAATGATTATGGGTATATTGACGGATATGCTGCTGATGCTATTATCCAAGTAGCTTGTTTTAAGGAAATTGTATATGGATAAATGACGCAGTTCTACGTTGTTACTGATGAGGACGGCAACGTATATGGTCCGTATGCTTCGGCTGATGAGGCTACGGACCTCTGCGATTCTATGTTTGAGGACCGCATTCTGTGTGAGATAAATATAGTAGATCCAGGCGAGAGATCGTGAATGAACGAAGTCAGGTTCATTCACGCTCACCATACTAGCGCAAGGCAGCCCGATTCGGCTATTTGTTAACAATTATTTCAATGCTAATTTTCTCTAATTTTTGTCAATAATTTCCTGCAGGATTTTCCGGTTGCAAATTTCCGGATCGTGTGCTAAATTTGAAGAGTCCAAAACTGGGCTAACCCAAATGAACAACAACGGCCGCATTATTTGGGAGGGTCCGTCTAACTTAGACGGCGCTCCGATTGTTGTAATTGCAACAGGATTTGAGGATTCCAGTAGTAACAGTAAAACCGGTGCGATGATTCAAACGTGGATCATGCGCCAAGATGTTAAACCAAACGAGGCGTTTAAAAATGGCCTCGGTCGATCAGTATGTGGCAACTGTACGCACGCTGGATATAACGAAGCAACTTGCTACGTTATCTGGTATCAAGGCCCGCTCAGTGTATGGAACTGCTACAAGCGTGGTAACTATGCTCACATCGGTAACGATTGGCACCTATTTGATAATGTCGCCCTGCGGATCGGTTCTGCTGGCGATGGCGCAATGGTACCCGCTAATGTATGGACTGAGCCGCTACTGAGAAGCCGTACACATACAGCCTACACTCATCAATGGCGTCAACCGTGGGCGCAATATATGAAAGGCATTGCACAAGCCTCCTGCGATGGTTTTAGTGATTATTTGGAAGCAACTACTAACGGTTGGAAGACCTATCTGGTCACACCTGTAGATTCTGTTGATCCTGTCGGGACTGTTCATTGTGCGGCGTCCGATGAACGTGGCCACAAAACAGAATGTTCCGTTTGTTCATTGTGCGATGGTAATTCTGCTAACGTAGTGATCTATGCTCACGGGCGTAGCAAGAACCGTTATGCGATGGCTAATTAAATGAGCGAAATTAAATGGGCTTACGATGAAAATACTGGCTCATTCTCAGCCCTGCCAGCATCACCTTTTTTATTGGTTGCACTTGGCGCGGTAGCATTATTGCCATTGGCTGAGAAGGCTTACAATAAAGCTAAGTATGGGCCCTCACCTTTGCCGTCAAACTTTGACTGGCAGTTGTATCATCAATACAAAGAAAGGTACAAGATTCTGAAAACTAAAAAACAATCAGGCGAGCAATTGGACTTCACAGAAATAGCGGAATGGCAGAAATTATCGCGACCACCATGGGCCGAATCGGGAGAGATTTGGGCTTATGATTAGTTTCATTACGGGGCCACCGGGCCCCCTTTTTTATGCTATGATCTAAGGGCAACAGGGATGAACCCACCATGCACGACCCTCGCCCGCTTGAGCCCGATTGGGCAACAGATACGCGCCCCCAGCCCTCTGGTATGGTTGAATGGTCAACTATGCGCGTTGTGTGGAATCGCGAGATTAAAAAAAGGGAATCACGGACGGAATATCATGAAGGCACGCCTCTGCAGTTTTTTAAATATATTGGCACGCTGCTAAATTCACCGTCGATTGATAATGCTGAAATTACGGTAGACGCTTCTCAGGCTATTTTGCCTTATGAATTAACTCCGCTATGGTACGATACCAAGGGCTCGATAGACGACAATTATCGCATTGATTGGGGCCTGAAATATAATATAGGCAACTACGATTCAGATGATGAAGAGGTTGGAACAAGCGCATCTGACTTGGCCAGTTGGCTGGCCTATGTGATAGAAAACTACGGCAAATGTGTTGTAGATATTCAAGACTATGATCCGACTCCACAATATATGGAAATCGGCAGCATGTTCTGATAATAATTATATTGTAACAAATTATTACAGTGCAGATGTGGCGCGAGATCGTGACCAACGCCGAAGGCAGATGTTGGTCACGCTCACCACTTTATATTAACTTATATTGCAACCATCATCCTGTTCTGGTTAGGGCGTTGCGCTGGCCAGGCCAGGGTGCTACATTAGACAAGTCAGAGGGAATCACCCATGCACTTCCAGCTCCCCCACACCCTGGCCGCCAAGGTCGCAGAATACGACCCCGCGCTGAAGCCTATCATCCGGGCCGCCAAGAAAGAGAAGGCTGACGGTTCGCCGCGTATGTCGCTGGGTGTTCCCGAGGGCCTGTTTCCTGTTGAGCTGTTTACAACAGAAGAACAGAAGGCTTACGCCACCAGCATCAACGAAGAAACAGAAAAAGATCGGGCAATGACCATTAACAATGAAAAGGGCTTTGGGCTTCTGGTTCATAAGTCTTCGGTCTGGACTGCGCTGTGGTTTTGGCATCCGAACTACCTGAAACAGAATCCTAAGGATTACCTGTTTGGCTGCACTATTGCTTACAAAAACACTCCGGCAACAGTACAGCGAGCTGGTGGCATCCTGCAGTCTTCAGTTGGGTGGAAGAAAAAACACTCTGAAGTACTTAGACTTGCAGACGTTTGTGTCACTGCTGAAAGAAAGTACGGTCGCCTTGGGATGATCGAACACACCGTGCATGTCACCACTGATCTCATTCTGAAAGGCTTTGACGCAATTCCCGGTGAGAACCTACTGAAAGGTTGGGGCAGGACTGACTACCATAAGCGCCAACGCTATCAGGATTGGAAACGACTCCTAAGGACAAGTCTGGGACAATGGAATGATGAAGGTGGTATGTTTACGCGTATTAAAGAAAACAATGACATTCGCCGTTGCTTCTGGCCGGATCTTGAGAATGACGACGATCGCAGTTTTAATGAAATAGCAACTAACTGGCTACTGCGCCACAAGTGTGAAAAGGCTAAGTCAGCTCTGGATACACCTTTCTTCAGGAAAGAACTTAACAAGGCATTCGACGAATGCTTGAAAGTCTATCTGGATCCAGGTAACGATTCTCGTCAAGCAGTCAAACGGCCTTGGGCGGCTTTCTGTCACAAATTCAATGTGCTCACTGACTTTCTGCAATTCTATCCTGATGCGACGCTAGACCATTGCCAGCAAGTTTACAACCTTACAACTCACATCGAACGTGGCCCAGATGCAAGCAAAGCCACCAAAGACTGGATCCGCAACAACACGCCAATAGCTTCTTTCATTCAAATCATGGAGAAAGAAGTCGCCAAATTAACGGAAGAATGGGCAGGTAATCCCCGCAAGGTTGATTACGACAGAAGTTCCACCACTGGCCTGACCACTGGCCGCATGCGAGAACTGGAAGATACTCTTGGCATGCTCGATCAACTTCACTACGCTCAAACCAAGAAAACCGGCAACTACGATGAAAACCAACCGCTCGAACTTGCTAAACCGAACCGCTGGCGCATTACGGAGTTCCATGATTACGTTTCAGCAGAATGCTTCAAACTGTCTACGCCTAATGAAAGATTGCACCAGGATCTCTTTCCAGAGCCGGTTCGGGTGGATCTATCTGGGCAACGGTGGTCGTTTTTTCAGCCACAAGATGTCCATCAACTTGCCGCGTGGGGGCGGGCAGTTCGGAATTGTGTGGGGAATGCAGATACCTACCGGAAGGGAATCAAAAGTAAAACGCACTTTATCGTTCTGGCAATGATTGATAATGTCCCGCGTTTCACCATTCAACTGAAGCTCAGCAATGGCAGCCTGAATGTGGATCAGATTGCCGACACATGCAACCGCCGGCTTAGCGATACTGAAAAGAGTCAGTACACCGAAGCGTTCGGAATGGCCCTGCAACAGCTAACGCCAGCCTGAAGCGATTAACTACACTCAAGCGCCTCATCTTGGGGCGTTTTTTATTGTCATTAGTATAATGCTAGTGTTATGGCGTTTTGATCCCCACACAGCGTAGATGGTGATCGTGGGCGACCGCCCGTTGGGCGTTCACGATCGCGCCACGCCGGCGCACCCGCTCCGGATCCCAGCCATCTGTAACATTTCTTAACACTCCCATGCGCTTCAGGGTTTTTCTAGGTTTCATTAAGAAACTCAGCGATTTATGTTCACGTTGTTACAAAACAGAAAAAAACGCACTTTCTAGGTTTCATTAAGAAACTCAAGGAATTATGTTCACGCTAATACAATTCACGCAGCCATTCCTTGTCGGCCGGCGACAATAATGCCAGTGTTTTTACAGTTACTTGCTTACCATATCCAACAGGATAAGACGCCTCAAATTCCCGTAATAACTGTCTCACTGCAATCTCATCTTGAGAATCAATAGCCAACCATAACGCCATCGCATCCCTCAGTGCCAGCTCAACATTGCACTCGATAAACTTCTTTGCTGTTACCATATATATTATAAGGTATATTATTCACCCAGTCTAACACCAATGGAACCATAAAGTATCAACACTTCACTGGAAATGGCGACTTTAAATACTACCTATGGCTGGTCACAAGGTGATCAAGTTCGGCTACTTATTGCTAGCGGTCTGACAATAGGTAGTTATCAAATTGACCAAATCACCGTATCTATGAATGATCTCGGTGCTATCTCTAGTGATGCTGTCTTTAGTGTCCTAGACTTAATTGATCAATTTGAGACTGCTCAAACTAAACTGAGTGATCTGAACAATGAGTCTAGTGGTAGAGTACTTACCAAAGCGGATGTTTTAGAGTGGGAACAGGCAAAAGGAAATAATAATTACACACCACAAATGGAGGTACAACGTATCAGAACACTGATATGGCAATACATGTCAATGTGTCCATTGTACCAGAATGGTTATAGTGACGGTCAATTAATAAGATCATAAAACAGCAAAAATTTTCTCAAAAATACGGTACCTATAAATAGGTCAAAACCAGGCCCAGTCTGATTTGAGACTGATTTGAGACAGGTGAGACTGTATAATTTGTAACAATTTTCAATTTTCAGGAAATATCAAAAAACGTGAAAATTGCGATACCAGCCAACGAAGTGAAACATGGCGTTTAAATCGCCCGCAAGGGGCCTGAAACAACCCCTCCGGTGTCAGTACACCTGAATGCCCCCACAAGCACCTTCCAGGGCCCCCTAGATAGCGCTGACGAGCCCCAGGATCAAACCATCAATTCAGCAGTCAGCAATACCCTGGCAGTACGTCGTGGGTAGCCGATAGCTATCAGGTGATTCACATCGATGGTGTTGATGCAAACGCCATAATGGTTTTCATAGTTAGCAATCAGTTCCAACAGGTCTGATTGCAGTTGTTTCAGCGCTGTGGTGGCATCAGCAACCGTAGGCATTGATTGTTCAGTGGACATGGCGATCAGAGGTAGCTTCCCCCATAGCATAAATAATATAACACTATATAGATTATATATTATCTATAGATAAAATAACATTAAGGTACTTACGCTTGAGACTTGCAATAATAAAGCCGATCCCTTGCGGTCTACGTACTCAAGTGACATTCCTTCGGAGCTGAATTACATAAAACCATTTACTGACGTAAATGATTCTATGTAATTCACTCCTCGTCATGTCGGTGTAGTAGTAGTAAAAGAATTAAGAGGGGTTAAACCAATAGTTACTTCTATAACTTTTATCTATAGATAATATAATATATACTCTATAGATAATATTTATCTATTTCTTTCTTTGTCCACTTTCTTTCTTTGATTGATTGGGGTTTGGATTGATGAATTCGGGTATTTGCCAACATGATTCGATGTATTCGATGTGATATTCCATCACATACAAATCATGTAACTCTGATAGCTGATGGATAAATCTGTGACCAGTAACGAATAACTCGCTACCCGGATGTGGGTCTATTGCTTCTAGGAAATTTTCCAAATCATCCTTCAATTGCATGATGGGATGATGATCGGGATTAAGACTGATTTCCATTGGTGGAGCTGTTGTCGTACATATGCTACAGCCAAATGAAAAGGGGTCAAGTGATCTGAATAGTGTTTTCGGTATTGTCTAAGTTACTAAGGTGTAATGAAGTTTTATTGCCATTCGGGGTCAATGTTAAATAAATTGTTCATTGCCGTCAGGCCTTGGCCGTAACCCCAGGTAGCTGCACAATGAGTCAAAAATGAGACTAATGAGATTTGCTTATTCAGTTGTAAGCGATTGTACTCTGCTTCCCACTCTTCAACCTGGGAAGTTGGAATGATTAACATTGTTCAGTTCAGGGTGTGGTGTACTGAAATAAGCGATTAAAGTCTTTTGAGCCAATTCCAGGGCATTTTGGCTGTCTGGGTAGCTCAGTACATTTCTGAGTGCATATGCTAAGCAATGGGCGTGTTCTGCTTCGGTCATCAGAAGTCCGTATCCTCAAATGAAAAGTATTCAGTAATACTGGACATTACAGCATCTTCAATTGCTTCGATGATTGATTCTTCAGTTGGTTCAGCCACATGCTTATGAGCACGACGGTAACCATATCGAACACCTTCTTCGATAGCATTTTCCAAAATTACTCGGAGTTTGGGTTTCATGAATTTACCCCCTGTTTATCGGCATCAATCAAATCCCATGCGCTGTAATCTGGGTGTGGCATGCCAGCCAGTACCATTTCGCCACATAATGGGCAGTGAAACATTCCGATTGGAGCGCCAATATATTGCTGTGCCATTGGATTAAAACGACACGGTTCAGTTGTTGATTTGTTCATTTTGTTGATGGATAATGCGTTGCTGATCAAGTTGCCATTGGTCAACTAACCAGCGGCTGTATTTTAGATCGGTTGCAGGATCAGAGGAATTTTGCAACAAATAAATGGCAGACACCAGAAGGCGCTGCCATTGATCTGCCGTCAGGTTTTGGGGCAGTGGATCGGGCTGAGTCATTAGTCAGGTCGCAGATGAGGAACAAGCTCCCCATCAGCACCCAGAATGCCAGCATCCTTCAAATAGGTCAATGAGGCTTCGCGGTTTTTAGCAACTTCCATCCAGGCCTCTAGGGGCGGTTGAGCGGGCAGTTGGATTGGCCATGGCTGCTTGGTGCTGTCAGCATGCTCTAGGGCCGCTGCAGCACGCCTTTGCAGGTCCAGGCTGTATTGATCGTCAGAGCTGAAGACCTCCAGTTCCTCCAGCATCTCGACATACAGGGAGCGGATACTGTCCATTAGTCACCTTTCCAAATGCCATCAGGACGCATCTTAGCAAGAGCCCTTAGTTGGATCAAGGCCGCTTTAGCATTTCCTTCGGTTGGATCCCAGTAGTAATCAGTTTTATCATCGGCCAATTTATCGATAGCTTTATCGAACAGTGGGATGGTATCAGCGGCTGAGATGCCGTAAATAGTACGAATGCCTTTTTCACCCAATGTCTTGGTGAATGCTTTGCGGTAGTTATACGTCACATTCAGGTGCATCTCAAGGGAGCCATCAGTTGCGTAGGTGCCACCCCTGAGGAAGTGGGGCTCATCCAAAACAATGGTTTCACCAGTTACGGGGTCACACAGGTAAATGTCGTAACTCATGATCAGTAAAAGCAAAGATCACTACTGTTTTCGTCGGCAGTTTGCCGTGTTTTAAGCTCTTTACGGATCGGAATAACGTTTTCCACAGTGTTTCTGACCACTTGTGGTTTTGACTTATCAACTTGTGCAAAACGTGTATCAGTTACACTTTCGATGATCCTGGAGATGGATATTTTGGCCCCAATTTCCAAGGAAGGCAGATCAGTGTTCAACATATCTGTGATCTGCAGTTGGATACCTTCATTGTTTGGATTTTCTGTAAAATCCCGAAAGGCAGCACGAAAACTTTTGTGTTTGGAGTCAAAGGTCAAATGACCAGTGATTTTAATGGTGTGCAGATTGTGGTCCACTGATGTAATCGATGAAGGCACTGGAAATTTGTTGTGCCCGACATATCTTAGCAGACCTGTCAAGGCCAACGTCTCACCAGTATCTAATTAGACCAATGGTGAATGATTGACAGGATGTTGACAACAACGCCAGTCATTATGAAGATATTGGTGACCATGATTTGCGTGGTTATTACCAGACGAATAAAAGCAACGCGATCGGCAGTTTTATTGCAACTTGGATGTGATTTCTGTCCAAGTGCGCAATAAAGATAATAAAGCCATCTTTTCTTTTTTGACATACCGATCAGCTATCCCAACGGCGCAGCAGGTTACTGTAGCTGCGAGTAATTAGATCAAATACCCGATCCTTGCCATTGCGTTCAAATGATACCCGTCGAGCTGTATCTAATTCGAACAGCAGTTCACGTTGATCTGCGTGGCGAATATGACTTTCAATCCAACCAACCGCTGCGAATCGTTCACCGGCTGTGACTGGTTCCACTCGATGTAACATCGTACTGGGGTATATCAAGGCATGGCCTTGTTTCGGGCGGAAAGATTCTTCACCGGTTGGTGATTCCAGAACCAGAGCACCGCCTTCATAATCATCAGGATTACTTAGTGCTAACGTAAACGACAGGTCAGAGCGATTACCAGCCATCCATGGATTGTCTACGTGACTGCCGTAGCCCTCGTCAATGCCGTAACGATTGAACAGGATATTGTGAACAGAACGTGGAAATGCAGCAGCCTGCAGCAATGGATCCGCCAACAAGCACTTTTCAATGTTTAATGCTAGACGTTTTCTTATGTGACTATCTGGATGTAGTTGCCGATTTCGCTTAACGGTTTTGGCGTACCAACCGGCGGTATCAGTACCGGGCCGCCAATCAGCATTTACATCATTCAAAGCACGCAGCGCGTCAATACACTGCTCTGGTGTAAGCAGTGGTTCGATTAAAAACTTCATGACTCAATGCTCAACACAGCCTTTTCCGCTTCATGTCTCAGCCATTCAGCGGTTTCACCTGGGTCGCGGTCATAATCAATTTCACCACGATGTTCAACTTCATCTGCGATTAAATTCAAGATGTTTGCAATTTCTGCTGGTCCCAGATCGTAAGGTCCAGTATTGCCGCCAATACGACTCCAAAACGGTTGGCTCTGTTTCTCCATGTAGGCTGCTACTTGCTTGCTTTGGTGTAAAATACGTTGCTTTGTGTCGGATATCGAGTCGTCAAATACTCCGTTTTCTTTTGCTGTTTTAAAAGCATTTTTCAATCCTTGTTCTATTTCGCTTGGGGTTTGTGGAGTTGGCTCCCACTCTGCGATCTTTTCCTGGTAGGCAAGATGATAACCTGCACGAAAGCCTAGCCACCTTGCGTCATCGGTGCTGTCCCAATTTCCAGTCTCAGGATACTGTCCCCACCAGTCTTTGAATGCTTCTTCTACTGGTGATTTTGTTTTTTCCAGTTCTTCCAAGAATGAGAGCTTCTTTTCAAGCATTTTAATTTCTGCTTTTACTTTTTGAATTTCAGTCATCATACATTCTCCAATTCTTTAGCAATCTCAAGAATATCATAGCACATCAAAACACCAGGAGATTGTTGAAGTTGATTGACTAACTCACGGAGAGCAGCAACTAAACCGCTTTCAGTATAAGTAGTTTCATATGCCTCTATAATTGCCTTTGCTTTGGGAGAAAGGTTAGTCATTTCAGTTATCCTCCTGATTACGAAACACATCAGCAAACTCTTCTACTGCCTCAAAGGCAGTCTGTGCTGCGAATTTGAATAATTTCCGTCGTTCTTGCTCTGTGATATTTTGAAGACCAGTTGCGGACTTCAACCATTCAGTATAAAGAGCTTGTCCCAAATCAACAAATCGTTTTTGAGAGAATTCAGTCATCGGTTTGGTTGCTTATGCGTGTATTATAAGGATTGTAAGGGTCATCGTCCCCAAAGATAAGAAGATTTCATTTGTTGGATATTCTCCAAGTGTTTGTAAAGTTCTTTGAGTTCTTGTTTCTTTTTATCTACAAATGGGTCAGTTTCTTCACCCCATTTGCTAAGTTCTTTGAGTGTTTTAGTGAGTTCTTTATCAATCAGTTGTTCAACATATTCGTATGTTTCTTTAGGAGTAGGCATCGGTTTCTTTATCTACGAGAGTATAATAAGGCATTACCGGGGACTTTGGAGTACCCCTGTGCCAGTTCGTCGGGCACCATTCTCATAATACATATCCTCTTCATATTTCACATAATCAGTTTGAAGATAGCTGAAGAACTCCCAGCATTCATCATTTGTCATAGTATAACACCATTCTGAAAAGATTTGTCCTGTCCACCACCAACCTGCTTGGAGTTTCTCAAAGACATTCATGGGTCTGTTGTATTTCATACTCTTACAAACCTCTGGATGTCACAATGCTGGTCAGATGTTCCGTTGGTTTTCCAATTGTTATTCACAACTTTTCAATCTCCTCACATAATTCTAATAAATCAGGACAAGAAATAAAGGCAGGATGAGTAGCAGAACATTGTTGGAGTTGGTTGATGACTTCACGAAGAGCAGTAATAACAGTAGG